TTGTATAACTGACGAACGAATCATCATAGAACAAATTTCAATTTTTTCCTCTGGTGTCATTTCCCCTCCATTGCTTTTACTGTGGATTGCCACACCTTCCATAATTCACGCAATTTAGTTCCTTCATCTGGACATTGAAGTTCCCATATATATTCTTCTGCCGCCTTGCATCGCCGTTCATAATTATATAGTCTTTGCAACACATCTAAAATTGACATGTGGCCGTATATTTTATTTAATTCTGCTAATGTCATTTCCCCGCCTCCACAATATTTTGCAACCGCAATGTGGGCAATAATCATATCCCTGATTTATGGGATAACCACATCCACCGCAATTATAGGGATTGCCCAATTCATGCTTATCATATTTTGGTAAAATTGTTTTGTCTCTCTTATCTAACATTTTTCCTCCATTGCTTTTACTGTGGATTGCCAGTTTATAAAATCTGCTCCCTCAAATCCTAAATCACTACCTTTGAAAACATTCTCTGCCGCCTTGCATCTATTCTCCCATTGCAGACGGAGGGTGTGCTCGGCTTCGTAATCCATAATATCTTCAAAATTACCACAATCGCCCGGACACATGGCATCATCATATTTACACACGCAAGCGTGGATACAATCTGATCGTTCTGGTAATTTCATATTCCCCCCATGATTTTATTTATAGGTTTCGTTCGGATTATCTATTGACATGGTAAATTGGCAACATTCAGGCCAGCCCATTTGTAAACATTCGGCAACATCGACCAACTTTTGTTTGCCGCATATTCTACAAAAAACAATCCCAAGTTTTAACGATTCATGGCTATTTGCTATTTGATTATACATATTCCCCCCTTGATTCTTCTGCTCCAATGATAGTTTTGATCCAACAATAATACGATTGGCATATTCACGTTGAAATTTTCTCCATTCTCGTTTATCTTCTCGATCTTCGCCTCGATTATATAACATGGCCATTGGCATTAAACCCAACCTCAAAACTTGATGTAATCGTTTCTCAGCCTTTTCAAAAATGTCGCCCTTGTATCCGATCAAAACATAACATGAATAAATTCTATTGGTGTCTGTTAATGCCCCCGCCTCTCGTAACATTTTACACGCCTCGATAAGTGGTTCATAATCGTCAAAAGTATCATAAGCGAAATAAACAGTTAATGGATTCAATTCCCTTAATCGTTCGGCGATCCATGGTTTCATTCTTTTTGCTTCCAGACCCCCGGTAAAACGTGGTCGAATCAGTTGTCGTTCCAACATTGTAAAAACTCGTTTAATATGATCCTCCGAACAAGCCAATAAGTTAGAATCAAGTATATTATAACCGTTTTTAATTTCCAATTCTCGAATATTCCCCTCTCTTTTCGGCACTAAACAAAACCAACAATTATTGGGGCATCCTCTCGATGTTATGATATAACCATACTTTAAGTATAAACCAGGTTCAAATTCATCACCCGGATCGTCATAAGCGGGGCCACCGATTGAAACCCTACTTGTCACTGATCGCCACGCCTCGGCAAGTTCCTCGCCTCGTTGCTTGTCCCATGTCCATGTCACTGATACCTTCACTTCGTCGGCCTCATCAAATAAATTTGGTTCAGTAAACCTTACATTTTCATCATCTGGTGTCGCCTTTGTTCGTCTGGGAAATACTCTAATCAATTCTTCTGCTCCAATGATTCTAATTTATCCTTTTACAAATTTAGATGCCTCTTTCAAATATTTTGCCACCTTTTTTATCTGTTTACCCCCATCATGTAGATTCCATTTTATTCTTTCATGGTTAATCATTTGTGCCCAATCCACATGACAAACTTTTCCGTTTTTAATTCCTATGCGTATATAATAATCTGGTATAACTTGTTGTATCATTCCAATTCCTTTTTATATTATTCCTCTAAACTTTCCATTTATTTTACCTCTTGTATTTTCTTTTGACTTATTAGCAGAGTTTCTACATCCACATTGAGGACATTCGAGACTTAAATCATCCGTGCCACGTGGATATACCGCCGTCCATTGATAAAAACAACGCATACACATAACCAAATCATTAACAACCCACTGCATTGGTTTTCTATTGGCAGGTAATATAATTTTACGAAGTTCCCGCATCATATTCCCCTCATGATTTTATTTATAGGATTCAATTATCTCTGAAAAATCTAAAACCACTTGCGCCATGCAATAATCCGATAGTAATAACAAAAAAAGGAAAGCCGATTGTTATCATATAATTTTCTAATTTAATATAAAATCCTATCTGAATTTCAAAATAAAATGCCAATCTATATTGTCCCATATTCCCCCCTTAAGTATTCTTCTGCTCCAATGATTCAAATAATTTCCCCTGTTCTTTCAGATACGCAATTCGTTTATTTGCTATATTTATATATTTCTGATTTAATTCTATACCGATATATTTACGGTCAAGTTTCAATGCCACGAGTGCCGTAGTCCCTGCACCCATGAACGGGTCAAGAACTATCCCACCTTCGGGACATCCGGCTTTAATCATGGGTATTATTAGTTTTTCGGGGAAGGTAGCAAAGTGAGCACCCTTAAATGGATGGTTCGGCACTTCCCATACAGATCGCTTATTCCGAATCATGTTCCCTTCTTCGTCTTGTTGCCATCGTGCATGACCCCTTGCGTGAATAGTTTGAGCATTTGAAACAGGCGTAAACCCATCAGTATATTTCATAGAACCTTTCATCCTTGTTGCTTTTCGCCCATCATAGCTTGCTGTTTCTTTTATCGCTTCATTATCAAAATAATATCTCGGTGATTTACTCAACAAGAAAACATACTCATGCGATTTCGTGCATCGGTCAGTCACGCTCTCCGGCATCGAGTTTAGTTTCGACCAAATAATGTCTTGCCGTAAATGCCAACCATCAGCCTGTAATGCAAAGGCGACATGCCAGGGGATACCCACAAGGTCTTTCGATTTTATTACAGGATGAAACGGGTCTTTCTGCATGTTTTTCCCTGCCAGTGTTCCTTTGTTTGTTCCTTGCTTCGTTCCTTCGAGATCAGTCTTGCTTCCCTTCCATCCACCGCCATAATAACTATCACCAAGATTCAGCCACAGTGTCCCGTCATTTTTCAGCACCCGCTGGACTTCTCTGAATATCTCGACCAATTTCCCGACATATTCTTCCGGCGTTTTTTCAAGTCCAATCTGTCCTTCAATTCCATAATCACGCAATCCCCAGTATGGCGGGGAAGTTACGCAACAATTAACCAACTCATTCGGTAGTGTTTTCAAAACGGTTAAACTATCGCTATGAATGATTTGATTGAGTTCTATCAATTCTTCTGCTCCAATGATTAAAATTTTCCACCTGCGGGCAATACTTTCCCGGCAGGGAACAATTCTCCAGCGTCCACGACCATGCCCTCGTCACCGCCTTCTTCCTCAATCCCGAATCCCTTGTTGCGGTGATACTTTGCCTCCGGGCTCGTGATCGCCACCTGTAAATCAGTGAAAGCAAAATTCTCGACCTTCTTCACAAAGTCGATCGCTTCTCTGTCGGTAAGATTCGCCATCGACGGAATCCATCCGCAGGGCTCTCGCCTGGGCTTGCCGTCCTCCTGCCATGTGTTATACTCGATAATACACCTGTCTCTGTGCTTCTGCGGTATCTCTTCGAGAGCTGTTACAAAATTATAGAGAAACATCCGCTTGAGTTCTATGTGAGCCTTGAGCATATTTCCGTCGAACGCTTCAGCGGAAATCGGCGGCAGGAGATAGCCACGGTAATATTTATGCCGATGATACCTGATACCCTTGTCGTGGGTCTCAATACTGATCTCGCCATACATCCCGTCGTTCTCAGGAAGATTTTTAAACTTCGTAAGATTCTCAATGAACGCATCAAGATGTTTTATCTTTCCGCCTTTTATTCTTATGTTACCGATGATCTTCATTCTTTGCCCATTCAGTCAGCTCTTTCTCCAGTAAGGGATATTTTATCCCTATTGTATCCATGAGCTTGCGAACTTCTTCCTTGTCCCCTATGATCTTTGTCTCGACCCCGATAAAATCAGGGCCGTACTCATCTCTGTAATACCCCTTGAGAAGTCTCGGCCTCACGTCCACGCCGAACTTCGTCGCATGGACATACCGATCTATAAAATCCTTGTGCACGACTTCCTGGTATTGGCCGTCACGCTCTTCGCAAAACTTCCGCCAGGTCACGAATCCGGCAACGACAAAGTGAGCCACTGGGTCAGCGATCAGCACATCAGGAGATACGCTCACGGTCATGAGGCTCTGCCACGCTTTCTCTGCTCGTATCTTCATCCATGAGCCGTGATGCTTCTCATGGACATTTACCATGATAGCCTTGTCGGGAAGCGTTTTCCACTTCTTCGAGTGGGCGTCTGTCACCTTATGAAAAAATACTTCAAGCTGATCTGCTTTTATAACTCTGTTTAAAAATTCAATAATAACTTTTACTTCAAGCTGTGTGCTGTATTCCAGCTCATAATACTCTTCGATCGCTGTTATAAATTCCTGTGCTGTATCCATATTATCCTTCGGCTATTTTTCTGATCTCTTCGGCACGGGCCGCCCGGCTCTCAGGCGTGGGCTTCTTCTTGTTGTTGCCAGACGCCAGTATCGAGTCCACTCTTGATAAAATGCTTGATGCTGTTATGGGAGCATCGGCCCAAAATTCCTTTGTTGCTTTTTTCTTTATGTCTAAAAATTTATTCATCATTGCGAACAGCTCATCCCCGGTCTTGAATCTGTCGAGTAGCTTCCCGATGTTTTTTGCTTCCTTGCCGTCGTAATAATACGAGTCGTTATGGAGAGAAAAGAATTTCCGCATTTCAAGCCGGAAGAACGCCTTATCACTGTTAATATCATTGTCATTATAATCCGTTAATATAAAGTCCTTATTGTGAGAGGTTTCCTCTCTCTCGGAGAGAGGTTTCTGCTCACCTGCGTGAGAGGTTTCCTCTCTCGACGTGAGAGGTTTCCTCTCACCCGTGAGAACTTTCTGCTCACCTTTGCTGTGCATCCTTTCGACCTCGGCGTTCCATTTGTCGGTGGTTTCTATGCCTGTTTTGTGCCTGAGTATCAATCCTTTCCTCTCAAGATCGTTCAAAATATCCTGCACGCTCCGACGACTAACCCCGATGAAATCTCCCAGATATTGTTTTGCCGCCGTGCAATATTTCCCTCTCGATAAAAAATAAATGCTGTCGCAGATCGCATACTGATTTAAACTCAATTCGAGCTTTTTTCTGACATCGTGGTCGATCGTTGTATATGGCATGAGACCTCCTTTTTTACCCAAAAAAAACTCTGATCTTATAGCAACCAAACATCGAGTCCTCTCTGCGATCTTATCCTCGTTGACTTCTCTTCGTTCGGCCTCGGCCAGATGTGCTATAAAACCAGAGTCTTGCTTTTAAGGCAAGGGAGCTGGCCGAGAGAATCCTTTGACTTAAACTATAAGACATAAGATACTCTCGACCGTCCTTTTTGTCAATACTAAAACGCTTCTTTTTCCTCTTTTTTATTTTCCTTTTTCTCGTACTCGGCAAATACCATATTGTAGTCAGGATGTTTGTCTTCTTTCTTCATCTCATTTTTAAAGACCATGACCTTGACGCCGCCGAGCCTGCCGAGAAGATAGTCCTTGCCTTCCTTCGACGTTACCTTCCAGAGACCACAAGCGTTTATCATTTCTTCTCTCCCTCCTGCCGCTTCAAAAGATCAGCCATGAGCCTGTCCATTGCAGAACCTTTTGAAAGGCTATCATTCATAACCTCCCGCCTCCGAATCTTATCGAGAGCTTCAGTCAACATCCCGATTATCTCGTGACTGTAAAGACCATTGACGCTGACAATCAAAAAAACCCCGTTTTTCTCAGCCAAGAGTTCAAGAGTGATAAGCCTTCTCCTTTCATTTTTTTTCTGTGATTTACTCTTCATCTTTTAACTCCTCCTTTTCTATTCCATCTTTTTTCAAAATTTCATTGCCCGCTCGTGCTAATATGCCGAGCATTTCAATGTCTGAGAACCCGTTTCCCGCAACCACCAATTTCAAGCTCGATGAATCTCCCTCTTTTATCACTTGTGCCCGTAGTGAAAACTCTTTCATTTCAAAACCTCCTTTTGTTCTTTTGTTATTAAATTAAAAGCCAGATAAAGAGCGAATAGCCGCAACTCCAACGGAGCCCCGGCCTTCAGTCTGTTCTCAAGTTTTTCTGTAAGCTGGCTGGTCGTTCCAGCATCTATCATTATCCCGTGAATCATGTCGTTGAAGTATCTGAGATCATGTCGGGATAACCCGCAGGCCCTTGATATAACGTGCTTGCTGTGATTATAGTTCTTCATCTCGCCTCCTTCTCACTTAAAAATTGTATCGCCCTGCCACTGCCCCGGCCTGCCTGCTTGATATAGCCCTTCTGAGCACATAGCCGCAGAATCGACTCGACAGCTCCCTTCGATATTCCAAAAGCCTCGCCGATCTCTGCCTGCGACGGCTGATACTTTCTTGTAGCCGTGAAGTTTTTAATATAATCCAGCACGGCCAACTGCTTCTCTGTTAGTTTTTTTCTCATGTTACCTCCTTCTTTTTCCGTGATATAAAATCCTTGATGGCCTGCTCTGCCTTGTATTTGCTGAGACATGCCAAAAAAGTAACGTCGGCATCCTTGTCGAAAACGTCCACCGATTTGAACTTCCTGCCGTCGTACCAGAGCACAAGCCACTGATTTGTTCTTTTGATAATTTTATTCTCTATCGCCAGCCTATGATACCCGGCGAACTGCACCGGAGTATAGAGATATGCGGGCTTCGATCTTTTAAAGTCAATAATAGCCTTTTCACATATCAAGTCTGGCACTCCAGCATACATGTGTTTCCGTGACCATAACGGCCGCTCGCTCTGAATCACATGCCCAGTCTCAGGATGCTCGTCGAACCACCGATCGAGAGCTATCAACATCGGATTCTCTCCAGGGTCATGAACATCGAAATACATCTGTATCAAATTGTGAGAATCCTTACCCTCTTGCCTCAAACGCTCCAGATGCTCCGGTGAGACAAAGAACTGCTTCGCCGGGAGTACATGGGTGACAGATGGAACCCGAACATCGTCAATAAAAAATTCATGCTTCTCTCTGTCAAAAATCAACATTTTTCCTCCCCTCGACCGCCTTGTCGATTGCCGCCTTGATCTTCTCATTGTCCCATTTACGATCTTTGCAAAATTGGAACGACGTGCTCTCATTGTAATTGAGAAGTTTAAACCCCTTCTGAATATACTCAGGCAATTCTTTAAGCATCTTCTCGGCCTCGGCGAACTGTTTCTTTTTCTCTTCGTCTTCGATCTGGTTAGCGTCATTGTCCTCTCCGCTGACAACAATACCGAGAGCGTTCCTGATTGCATACCGTGACGCAAACGTCATGGCACTCGCCCATTTCTGCGGCTCGGTCATGAAGGCATCCTCCTGCACTCTGGCGGTAAAGGTAGATTCTTCATAATGTCCCAGAATATGAGACACCTTCGCCACTACTTTCACTGCCGATGGCTCGTCAATAATGAGCGTGTCGAATTTATATAACAGGTCATGCTTCGACAAAAGTGGCTGAACGACCTTCATTATATCCTCGATCGCTGAAAACTTATATCGGGTTTTCGATTTGTCGTTTTTTTCAGGAACCCTTCTCCCTTTCGGAATGATCGGGCACTCTCCTTGAAACTTAGCCAATGCCGACCGATACGCTTGCTCAGCCTTCTCTTTCTGGAGCCGTTCTCTAAGATTGAATAAACGCTCCAGTGTCTCCACGTTCCCGCCCTGCTTGATAGTCTCCATCATCATCTGCTCTGGAGTCACATCAACAGGAACCGAAACACTCCACTGGCCCGGAGCAACTGGATACTCAGGCTTGTGTACGATTCTTTTAACTGATTTTTTTTTATCTTTCACGTCTTGCCTCCTCTCTTTCAATATAAGAATCTGCTATGTCGCTCTGTCGCTGTGCTCTCATCTCTGAATAAACCCTGTCAGTCAGATCGGCATAGATTTTTTTAACTTTTTCTTCCGAGTATAGTTTCTCAATCGGGCTCCTTCCGTTTGCTATATTCACGAACAAACGGAACTCGCAATACTCGTCGTCACCAGGGTCATAATAAGCCGCATGGTCAGGGTTTCTGCACCACGGGGCCTGCCTCGCCGGAACGTAATTGTCCACGTCCGCCTCCAGCTCGATCTCGACTCCTGGCCTGATCTCATAATTCAACTCGATTGTGTTTCTTTTTTTTCTCATGGCGTACATCCTCGCATTGAGAACATTTTTTTACTAAGGCCACGGGGCTATCGGTCTCGATCATAACATCGAACCCGCACCCCGGACACTGATACGATACCCTCGTCGTTTTCATATCGCCTCCTATTCATCGTTACTTGATCTGAAATTAGTGTCCAAACAGATCGCACATCTTTTTTTATATCCCAGCACGACGGCAATAATGCCCCAGCCGAGAGTACACGCCAACATGATAAGCGTTCCCACTCCGATGTGTCTTTTCGCCGCCACCTGCTGACCACAATTTAAACAAAATACAGTCGTCATATTCTACCTCCTGCCTTTCGGCTTGCCGCCCCCTGAGTACCAGATTGATCTCGCCGGGGCGACTCTCGCTCTATGCGGCCTTCGGAACTTCCTGAAGGACGCTCCACTCACTCGGAGACATCTCAATGATCTTGCCTCCGATCTTCTCGATCTCGAATCCCTGGTCTAAATCCATGTCCTTCGCCAGTGCTGTTATCCCGTTCAACAGACCATAGCGGCTGATATTTCCCTCGGCGACCATGTTCCCCAGTATCGCTTCGTTCTTGTCTTGAGCAATTCCGAACCGCCGTGTTACGTTTTCGATAACCTGATTGATTTTTGCGGGCTCAATCAGATCGCCGCTCGCCCTCTGAAGTTTCTCAAGCTGGACATTGAAGGCTTGCTCGGTGACTGCATCGGCAAGCAGGTCACGAATCCTGAGCCTGTACGACTCCAGTTCGGCCTTTATCGTGTCAGACCTGAATATATTATAATCATCTTCGAGGTCTCCGATCTTCCGGCCAGCGTGACGCTTCCTGAATATGCTCTCAGAAATAGCCCCGTTTTTGCAGATACACCGCCAGATCATTGACAGTATCTCGACAAAGGAGAGACCGACTTCGCTGTTGGCAATCGTGATCGCCAGTTGAACAACGTCACCTTTCTTCACTTCGCCCTCGAACTTCTTAAAAATAATCTGAAGAAAAAGGCGACTCTGACTCAGGCCCAGAGTCTTAAATTCGATCTTGTCGCCGTACTCTTGAAGCACTGGCAACAGAGCACTCAGTAAAAGATAATGGTCAACGGGCTTGAACGAATCAGAAAGATACGCTCTCGCATTACCGTCGAGCGTCCTGACAAGGTGCTTCTCGTCTGACTGCCCCAACAGTGCGTTGACGTTGTACTCTCTCAGCCCCGGAACTGCCGCTATCCTATCGTAATAGGGTTTCGGTATCTGAAGTTTGCTTGCGAGCTGACTGTGGAAATGGTCGGTTGCGATATATGCTCCCTGCCAATCCTCAACGACGATCTTGTTCTCGACCAACTGCAATTTCTTATCGGGAACTATAAGGTCGTTTTTCTCGCCTTCTTGTCTCTCGATCTCTCCGGCTAACGCCGACAGGTTTGTATAGTTACTCTTCATATTGTACCTCCAGTCCTTTCGGACATTCGGCAGTGAGGGAGTCGGGCCCTCGACGAGCTATCATTCGCCGTAACCGTACCCTGCCATGTGCCGGGTCAGCCCGGCTACTTGTAGAAATAAAATCCGTAGGTTTTGCGAAAGAAAAATACATACACTGCGAATAAACAAGGAACTCTCACGAATGGATTTCTTTCAAAATCTATTCCGAACTGGTTACTTCCCCACTTTGATGCTGAACATGATATTTTCATTGCGTTACCTCCATAAATAGATTCAAGGTCGGGGCCTAAGCCCCCGCCTTCAAGCTATTTCGGTGTATCCTGTTCCAACGCTCGTTGACAAGCGTGTTGACTTCAGCGTCCCAGTCTCCTTTCAATATTTCATTGAAGGCGATACTGGATGCCTCAGTCGGAGTGAGCTTATAATCCGCAATCAGCTCGCTCATTCTCTTGCCGTGGATAAGCAGTCTGGCCTCAATAGCGATGTCATGTTTGCGTTGCATATCGTACCTCCGTCTGGCTAATCGTCCCAGCCTTCTCGCTCTGCCATTTCTTGCAGGTCTGCCGGGTCTATACCGCCAGTAATTTTTAAAATCAATTCTCTCTGCTTTTTCTCTCTCTGATATTTTTCCACTTCGATGTCGTTAAGACGTTTTAGAGTTTCTAATCCGTACATAATCTACCTCCAATAAAATAGATTCAGGGTAGAGGCCGGAGCCCCTGCCCTCAGTCTATTTATCCTCTGGCGACTTCATTCCCGTAGTAGTCACGCACGACCCTTCCGGCCTTCGCTCACATCAGGTTTCAGTGGGGGGGCAGTGTCGCTCAATCTCTGGTATCGGTCTCTTGCTCTCCTGCTCTTACTGTACTACTAATATACTGACATAGCAGGAGAGTGTCAACTATTTATTCGCATATCATAGAAAAAAAGAGCCCCTGGCGAGGTATTTCACCAGAGGCTCTACAACAAAATTGGAGGTAGTAACGAGATGAATGTATATCAAAAACTGATCTTGCCGCCTCCCAGTGCAATGATCTCAAGTCTCGACGGCCACTTTATAAAGCCAGGGCCGAGCTGTAATGCCGCAGGGCCGAATGAATATCCATACAAGCCCGCCGCCCCGTATCCAGGCTCGATCTTCTTCGTCAAGTTATCATACGCCACGCCGCCGATACCGAGAAGCGACAGCTCGTGATGTCGCACCGGACACGTCACATCAACCTGCATCGTCCTGATCGCATACTTGTACGCATCAAAACAATGAACATCATATTGGAAACCATGCTGAGTTCCCATGATCGTCAGCGGTGCTTGTGCTCTGGCTTTCCAGTCAACAGTTTCGCCGGGCTTCGTCGGCTGATACGTTGTCGGAGATGTCGGCTTGAGCCAGTGTACTTCAACGATCGGCTTTGCCTTGAAGTACCGATACGTCCCGTAGATGCCAGCACCGACCCCCACGACCAGGGCCACGGCGATAGCGATGAGTAAAGTTTTCCACGTCATAATGTTGCCTCCCTTCCGAGATAGTCGCTCATCTTCCCGTCCTCGGTCAGCTTCTTTCTTTTACATACGCAAAGCACGGTATAGTCTGGAACATTTTTATTTTTCGGATTGTACCAGACGAAACAGTGCTTTCCGTTACGGCAATGGAACGCCTTTCGGAGTCTCCGCTGTTTTATCCACGTTAGAATGTCCAACGCCGTTACCGTTCTTATCATTGAAATAATTGTACGTTTTGAACACGCCTTCCCATACCGCTATAAAACTGAGCATCCCCAGGAACAATGTATCGCTGACAATTACATCTCCTTTCGGCGAGAGCTTCTCCATCCATGTCGCAACCGCCAGCAAAAGAAAGATATTTGACCAGAAGTGCGGAGCGTAAAATTTTCCGTTACGATAGGTGAGTGCTTTCCAAATCCTCAGCATCCTATGAGAAAAGCGGTCTTTTATCCGCAAAGGAACGGTAATAAAAACACTGTGGTCGTTATGTTTTCCCATTAAACTGGAGGAACCACTGGCAACACTGCCTTTTTCAATTTGTCTGTGATGCTTCGCCACTTGATGACGATACCCACTGCCGCACCGAGAACGAGACAATTAAACACTGTCGCCGCTATGAACATGCCGAGCTTCTGAACGACGACCTCGAACACGTAAATCGTGCAGGCAATGTCCAGGCCGAGAGCCACGCAAAACACGGCCACGAATCCGGCGAGAAGTCCGACATCCAATTTGTTAATTCCCATAATAAACCTCCTTTATTTTTGTACTGAGCAGTTCATTGAGATTGTCCCTGCCGTATTGCTCCAGATGCGAGGCTGATACGGCCACCACCACGGCCTGTCATACGTCGGATACGCCACGGGAATGATCTCTCTCTCCTTCCCGAAAATCTCTTTCAATTCGTAGAACAGTTCTCTCGCATCTTCAGACTTCAGGGTCACTTCCTTTCCGTTATCCATCTTAATTTTTACTTCTACATTGAGCTTCATGCGAACCTCCTTAGATGTCTTTACCATTGATAAAATATCGAACGATGTCAATAACTATTTTGGCCACACACCCGACAAAAATCAGAGCCGCCAGCACCAGTGTAATCACCGAAATGCCGAACAGCTCCAGCTTGTTAAACGAGTTCATAATAGAGAGCACGGCAACACTCCGGATTCATCGTAATAAATGGAATCAGCCACGGCAAAAAATACGGCACGTCCGCCCCGTCGTCGCTCACGTAACGAGTCCGAGCATTGCCAAAAGGGTCATTCATTATCAGGCTGTTCGATTCTGAATCAAAGTCCACGGCCAGCACGATGTGTCCGCCGGGAAGCCCGCCCATTTTATTCGTCTGAAGTATCACCGGGGCGTTCTTCAGAATCTCCGGCAGAGAACTGATCGGCAGTCCCCCGTCATTAAATACACACTGACCCCCGACTCCCTGTCGCCAGAGCCACTCTTCGATGCCAGCTTTCTGAACCAGCCACCAGTAGCTCGTGTCCCCTGTAATCCATTTGTATTTCTGCTTTATTTTTTCAGCGATGCCAGCAGTCCCGATAGAAGCCTCGACATCATCGAGGTATCGTGACAGCATTTCGTCATCAGAGCCTTCGATCTGATCGGTATAGTAACTCATGAGCATGAACGAGCAGGTCGAAAAACATTGATGAAAAGCCGGGAACTTCCCGGCAAAATCAATATTGTTTCGTTGACTGTTGTATGTTATCTGTCTCATCCAACCTCCCTGACATCTCCCATTTGAGCTTGTGAAGTTTGTATAAAACATCCATTTGATGCCGTATAATTAAATTCTGTTGCCGTAGCTCATTCAAAAATTTCAGTTGCTCCTCATTTTTTTTTGCGTTTGCCTTTGCGATCTCTTTCGTTTCATCGAGAGCGGCAGAAACAGACTTTCGCCACTCCTGAGTTGCGATCTGATCGTCTGACATTTTCATGAATCGAGCACCGAAAAACGTGACTGCGGCCAGGGTCAGACTCATTAAAAAATACATAAAAATCGTGTGCTTACTCCCGTTGAGCATCGTGTCACCCTTAGATAAAAGATGAAGGGGAGCTTGTGCCCCCCTATCATCATTTTGAGTTTAGATAACGCCTTGAACGCCTTCACCGTAGATCGTCAGTGAAGTCGCCGCTGAAGCACCCCCAACGAGATAGTCGGTCGAGATCATTCTGAGTGAGCAATAATAATCGAACGTACTGTATGATGCCACTGAATAAGCGTTGAACAATTCAGTACCAGCCGCATTACCGCCTGTCGCACCGAGCCAGAGCGAGAACGTCACCGCACCTGCGGTCTTGTTGACGACGTGAATGTGCTTAACAACGTCATAAATCGTTGCTGTACCGCCGTTGCCGCCCTGATAAATGTTCGTGGTCATAGTCGCTGACATAGCCACTGGCCCGAAACTTCTTACAACTTTGTCTGCCATAATCCTTCTCCTTAAAATAGTATAATATTATTTGATTTCAATGTATCTCATTGAACTTAAATAATCAATAGAAAAATTCTCTTATCCATTTGCGAAAAACAGCCCTCCTCCTGCCGGAGTGTAATCAACTACAACGTATAGCTGATAGCAATAAATCACCGACCACCACGGAGATTTGTTGGTATAATACACTGGGTGCATATATATTCCCGCCGTCAAGGAATCAATGTCGCTCCACGTCCATGCGACACCTGAACTCGGATTTATATTCCATGTCGAATAGTACAAGGTATCAGTTACTGAGGTGCCTTGTTCTCCTGCCTGATTTGTGTTGCACCGCAATTTTATATATTCCCCAGAAACCCCAGCAACATGATTAGCCCGCGCATATACCTTTACGTTATTTATTGTTCCGACTTCCGTACCGTGGTCTTGCATCGTATAGTCATCATAGTAATAACCGCTTGGAGAGTAAACTCCATTCGTTTCATCGAGCGTGACTTCGTTGACATGCCCATAGTTATCTGTTCCAGCCCCGAACCCGACAAGACTTATAGAAGAATTACCGTTTGGTCTTAAAGTTAAAGTCGCCATTATTTTGTATGCCAGTCTATATCAAAATCAAAAACACGTTTGTCAAAGTCGATAAAGTGCCAACCGTGCCCTTCGGGACAGCCACGATAAACTCCGCTGTTGGTTACGAAAGATGCCTTGTCCCCACTATATATTTCCTTGTCCTTGTATCGCCACTTGTAAACCATACGATATATGCTTTCAGTCGTCATTTTATTATAAAAACAAGCGTGGTCTGCGTGTCTCAAGACGCAAGGAGGAGTCCCTTCGTATCCTTCGCAGAAATCGCAATCGCCTTCTATTTTTGATTTTGATTTCCATTCGTCATAGTTCGCAAGCTCGTTATTCGTTTCAAATTCCTCGAATGACTTAAAACCGAGAGCCGCCAGTCCGTCATACATCTCCTGCGTTGACTTGTCGTGGTCGTCATCTTTCTCGTTGTAAAGTTGTCGGTTGCGGTGCTTATCGACTATTACTCGACCCGCAAGCACTTTATCAACATCTTCTTTATCCATCGTCCCTCTTAGAAATTCTTATTGATGTCTGCGTAATAAACGCCATTCGCATACACAAGCGTTACGATGTCGGCTTTATACGGCGTCGTCGTCAACGTCGGAGCTGAACCGCCAGCCCACGAAATAGTCGGCCACGTCGTTATCGTCTTTGAACCGCCTGAATCTTGAATGATAATAAAACGGTAAACTCCACCGACGACCGGATTGGCCATCGTTACGGTACGCCCTGTTGAACCGAGTGTTACATACTGCGTGTTTCCGTTGTTCCAGTCGATTGCAATAGTAGTGCTGTCGGTGAGCTGGTATTGACCGTAAACTCCTTTACCTTGCGGGCCGGGTATCGGCCAGCCGTCGTCGCCTTTGTCTCCTTCGTCGCCGGGAATCGTAATGCCCACGCCTTGCGGCCCCTGCGGGCCAGTCAATCCACGAGGGCCGGGCAGTGGGTAGCCATCTTCACCCGTATCACCCGTATCACCCGGAATCGTTATTCCATACGGCCCCTGAATCCCCTGCGGGCCAGTCTGTCCCCTGTTCCCCGGTATCGGCATCCCGTCCTCGCCTGTGTCGCCTTGCTCTCCCGGAGTTCCCGGCGTTCCAGTTGTTCCCTGCGGCCCCTGCCGACCTTGTACGCCGGGCAGTGGATAGCCGTCCTCTCCGTCATCTCCTGCATCTCCAGTCATTCCTTGAAAACCACGCAAACCACGCTCGCCTTGTATTCCCTGTGGGCCGGGTAAAGGATAGCCGTCCTCGCCAGTATCGCCAGTATCGCCAGTCGTCCCCGGAGTTCCCTGAGCCCCTTGAGCCCCAGTTCTTCCTTGAACACCGGGAAGTGACCACGCATCATCTCCAGATTCTCCCTGATCTCCCGGAACGAAAGATACTCCCGGAGCTCCCTGTGGGCCTTGCCGTCCCTGTGGGCCGGGGATAGGCCAACCATCTTCGCCCGTGTCTCCCGTGTCTCCTGTTGTTCCCGGAGTTCCCTGAACGCCCTGTGTCCCTGTCACTCCACGAGCACCGGGTATCGGCATCCCATCTTCACCCTGATCGCCCTGTTCGCCCTGTATCCCAAGTCCAGCCGCTCCTCGGTCGCCAGTATATCCACGAGGCCCTTGTATCGTCCAGCCGTCATCGCCTTGATCTCCAGCTTCTCCCGGAGTCCCCGGAGTCCCTGAACTTCCTTGAACACCCTGCCGCCCCTGAACACCCGGAATCGGATAGCCGTCATCGCCCGAATCTCCCTGATCTCCCTGTATCCCTATCCCCGGAGTCCCTTGTAATCCTCTCTGCCCCTGTGAGCCTTGAATAGTCCATCCGTCCTCACCAGCTTCACCAGAATCTCCGGGAGTTCCGGGGACTCCGGAACTTCCCTGAGCACCTTGTTGACCTCTCGGCCCCGGTATCGGGTATCCATCTTCACCTTGATCGCCCTGATCTCCTTGTATGCCTAAACCAGCAGGCCCTTGCAATCCCTGAGCACCTCTCAGCCCTGGTATCGGTATCCCATCATCACCAGTATCTCCGATCTCTCCGGGTATTCCTATGCCGGGAACTCCCTGTATTCCACGAGCACCCGGAGGGCCAACGATATGACCATCCTCGCCAGTCTCTCCTTGTTCTCCGGGAACGAAAGAAACTCCGGGAGCACCCTGCGAACCCGTGAGTCCCGTCAAACCACGTGGGCCGGGAACATTGCTGTCGTCGCCCTGATCTCCCTGTTCACCGGGAACACCACGGCCTTGAGCACCCTGAGCACCTGGAGGGCCTTGCACTGCCGATACAGAGAGACTGATCGGATTGACAGGATTCAGCTCGATCGAGATGCTGTTGATCGTTACTATAATTGGCATATTCATCGCTGTATCACCTTGAAAGTCCCAGCTATCAACGTGCGATATGATTGAACTCCGGCCCAGGCCAGATACCATTTATAATTTATCTTGAGCAACTCGGCAGTATCGAGAGCTGAAAGGCTGAGATTGATTTTTCCGAGAGGAAGGCTCACTGTATCCACGGTGAACGATTGAACATCTTCGCCCTCGTATGTTATCGCCCCCGTAAAATCAATTCCAGTAATATCGAACCCGAACGTGACCAGCATAGAAACAACGTCACCTGCAATCATTGAGATGTCCAAGACGGCAGGCAAAACATTGTACTGTTGATTGCTCATAGTGTTGTCCTCACGATAATACGATGACTTTGCTCAAATCAGAAAAGCTGTCGATTCCAAAACACGACGTAATATATATTGTATGCCTAAAGCTCCAAATATTTGATAATGTTTGCGTAAAAGAAAGTCCTGGCATTAGTCTCCAATCTCCATTTTGGTATATTTGCAACGAATAGCCACTAAGGTCGGCATAGAACCTGTAATGTCCTGGGTTCAGGGTTATCCCATAAACAGTAGTATCCCACGTTGAATTATATACATACCAGAAAAGAACAACAGGGCGATAAACATATCCGACCACCGTCGCTGGAGACCATGAAGTGCCCCAATCCTTTTGAAGAATGAGAGTTCCTGAATCATATATTTTATTAACAGAGAACAGGTTGTTAAGTTTTATTTTCTTTTTTGTACTGCTTGGAGTTTCAAGAATCGTCAAATCGGTTCCAGCGGGAGCCGTATTTTCGGTCAATGCCGTAATCTCTCCCGCTCTGGTCGCTCGCAGAACATTGTCAATCGGGAAGGAGCTGAACGTAAAAGCCCCGCCGATGTTTCCAACCATCTGAGCGATTGCGAGTTCATACGTTGTCGGTGCGTTTGTGTCCACTGTTATAACAAAAGAAGGAACTCTTTCATACGCATACGAGCCTGACGACCGTGCTCTCGTTCTTGTGTTTCCATCGGTTTCGGTGTATGCGATTTTTATATAATTTATGGTACTGCCGTCCAGAGTAGCAGAAGGAAGGGTCATGTTTGTCTGTTGCGTCGTACCAACGAATTTTATAATATCGGCAGTCATGTACGACGGCGGGAAAGACGCAAACGTGTCCGGTATCGTGACTTGATAATTAACCAGAGCGTACACCGGAGTTATATTTATCGTGTCTCCTGTTCCTTTCGATACCGTCCCGCCAGCGAGAAGGCAGGGAACAGCCCCAGCCAACGATGCGGTAATAGCTCCCGCCTGATCGAGTACATACTGCAAGTCACGAATCTTGTCAGGGCTGTAATAGCGGTCTCCGACATTTATCGGAGTTGTTCCTGAGTACGTCCAGTTTCCATGTTTATTTATTGGCATTTCGATTCTCCTAATCTATTGTTCCGTTCGCATATACGATCGTCTGACCGCTCGAATTTATGTATGATAGATATACCGCAAAATAAGCCGGGCAGTCGTCCTCCGCTATCGCATCGACGATCTGTGCGATCTGCGACGATGTAAGAACTGGCGTATTTATTCCAACGTGACAGTTAATATAAATATTTCCTCTCATCTCAGGGTCGGTGTAGCCGCCGATCTCATTTATGCCGAGATACGCAGAATCGAACCCGACTCCCTCGCTGTTCCAGTACGTCCCCGCAGAAACGATACCATCATCTTCAATCCAGTCCTCGGTCGTCGATGGCACATAGATAATCGCCGAGCTATATCCGGTGATCGTATCTATTTTTATTTTAACATTCTGCGTCCAGAGTCCTCTTTTTTTGTGAGTGGCGATCGCATTTTTTATCTTCAGCCGCTTTGTGACTTCCGAATCATACGGCAAGAATCCTGCCCCCAAAAAGTACCCAAGCTCATTGAGCAAATCGGATGAGACTCGTTCCGGCATCTTTGCGAAATACAGCTCCATGAGTTCATTGTACCACGACAGCATGATCGAGTTCATCTTCGCCACGAGAGCAAGATACGCCGCATCGGGATTGTCCCGATGAAGTTTTGAAGCATAATTCTCAAAAGGATACGGCAACAGCATATTAAATCACCTGTGTGATATTCGCCGGATTCACGTTCGCCTGCGTTATCTGATTCTGAGCACATACGATCGGAAACGTCGGGCTTGTAATCGTGAGATAGTTAACCCCAGTTACATATTCCTGAATAAATCCGAGCACTTCAGACTCCTGGAAAACCTGTCCGAACACGGCAGGCTCAAGCACGAGTAACATTCTTTTGATCGCATTGTAATCGGCAGAAGTAAAACTCGTGCCCCACTTCACATTGATATACGCAACGGCGGCAGAAATACCTCCTGACGAATACGCTGTCTGAATCTCTTTCCCTGCTTCAAAAAACAAGAGCCTGAACGCCAGCACGACGTATGCCTGCACCGTCGCCCAGACCGACCCCGTTGTGATATTCACCTGTGCGTAGGGATTCTGCGGCAGGTATAAAGCTGATGAAGTTCTTACATCCACCGATTCAAACAGCGTCAATCCGATAAGATACGCCTGGAGATTCGCCAGTAGCGGAGCTGAAGGAGTCCCGCCGCCGGAGGGAACGACGCTCACGCCACAACTCATGAGTCCATATTGATTTTTATATATCCCGGCAGTGCAGACTCCAGGATACGCCGACGCAAAAGCCAGTCCATCTGCCGATGACATGAAATGACTCCGTGCCTTGAGTAACATGGGAGCTATGATCTTCGCATCTATAATTGATTGCTCGTCAGCTCCTCCGGTAAAATACTGAGAGTTCGTCACGCCGTTGATATTCGAGTTCCCCCCTGAGTATGCGGTTATCCGATTATAAGACGATATATTCGACGATGAACCACCGCCAACTGCGTACATAGAAGAGATCGGAAATGCTCCTGGTATCGCACCGTATATCCCGTTACCGAACATTATCCCCGACGCTCCATTCTGCAAGTGAATGATTTTATAAACCGTGTCAGTTGAAATTGAATTTACAAACGACGTTACCTGAGTCCACGTCACCGAATTTATGACGATCGCCAGCGTCAAGTCGAGAATCTTGAGATCGGGAAGCTGATAAAATTGCCACTGTGTCACGCCGTCGCTTGTCCCGATGACGGTACTATTTACAAGGCTTTGTTGCTGATAGACAGTCATGTGGAATGAGAACATGCTGATCGTGTGAACACCAGTTCCGTTCGTCGTCAGCGTAATCGCCGTCCCTGCGAACGCATCTGACACGCTGGCGGCGAGCTTTATCTGCGTGGCACTTACATAAATCACGTAATAGCTCACGGCAAGCTGAAGCGGGGAAGGAAGTGTCCCTGTCGTTGTGAGCCGTACTCTATCGCCTGTCGCATAGACCCCGGCGACTGTTAATTTCCCAGTCGTGAAGTCTGTCGTGAAATTCTCGCTGGAAGCATTAACCACCATCCCTGTCAAGGTCTCGAAATTTAAAGACGGAAACGTCATCGAACCTTGTGACTGTGCTTTCAAATCTGTAACACTGAAGGTTACAGGGAACGCAACATAGTTCGGGTCAAGATAAAATGTCAAATCTCCGATTGATGTTGAATGAGCTGTGAGCTGATAGTCGATCAGAGCACATAGATCGGCCACGGCCTGACGTGTAAAGGCTGTCCTTAATAGCGACTGATTTGCTATGGCGTTCTCCATGACTGCCGAGCCGTCCCGTGCTCCGGCGATAAGTCGCTTGAACCATACAGGCTTGTCTTTCAGATCAGGGTCGTTGTTGATGTCGTTCATAACCGAGTCAAAATCGGTGCTCGTGTATTGAATCGGATTCGTTAAAAGCTGTGTCATTGTATCACTCCAGTCGATAGCATTATTTGACTCGGATTTTTAACATCGGCGTATAAAAAATAAAAAATTGATAAATCCAGATTTCCAGCATCGTCTTGTTTATATTCAATCGAATCCTGGCTTACTGCCAACCGCCGATCGGGATAGTCTTCTGAGCCGTCCGTGACCACCGTATTTCTAAAAGCAACGGCGTTCGCTATTCCGTACGTCACGGCAATTCTCAATCTCAATCCAGACGGAAAATTCTCCATGTTTTTAATCCCGGCCCCGAACTCTCTGAAAAAAAACATTGATTTCTGAGGCTGAACAATTACCTCGATAAGATCGTGTTTCGCTTCATCCTTCGAGTCAAGAAGCCCATAATTAAAAAAATAATCTGAGCTTGCATATTGTTTAAATAAATTGCTGGCCTGCATGTCAACTTCCCTTTATGATCTCGCTCAAGTAATCAGGCCCGATCTGAGGCGACTGCGTGGGCGGGGCCTGTACTGTGCCCGTCCCTATGAAATTATGCGTATGCGTATCGAGCCAAATTTTTAACTCATCAAGCCATTCGTCGAGCTTCTGCCCTCTCACCGTCTTGTACGTCCCATCCTCCGGGGACATCATCGTCGTATCAATCACCAACTTGTCGAATACAGAATATTCTTTCAGCATTGAATTGAACGTGATAGTATCAAGCGAGTTTGCAGGGTCTTGAAAAAGCAGATGATCTGTCGGCTTTCCCCCGAACCCTGACGGCGTGTTTCCCTGAATCTCGACCGCCGGGAAAAGATACACGGCCCTGTTCTGATCTCCTCCCATGAAATAAATCTCGACGTATGTTCCGATTGCAGGGACACTCATCCCGTTTCCCTGGCGGGGCCGTGCCCAAATCTGAATATCGTTCCAGCCCAGCTCGTCGATCTCGACCTGTACGCACCCGTTCTGCGTTGTGTCATTGTTATCGACGACCTTCGCTATCCAGTGCTTCAGAAACATTGTCTCTTCATAAATGAAGCATCGAATCAATCCAGCTAAACCCTGTTTTTGATTTACAAAACTCATCCGACGAATGAACCTCCCGTAATCGTGAGAATATCCGCAATGTCCAAGTCCATGTGATACCCGCTGGAGTCAATCGTGTGCGTCACCTTGCGAGTCCAGAAGCTCGTTTTCGGTTGGCGGCTATATACTGACGACTCGCTTATTACATCCGGTGCGATGGCCCGCATCTGTGCGATCGCAGGGAACCCTTCTCCGAACATTATCCGCATCGGAGCGACATAGAGAGGATTTCCGAGAGCACGAACATTGAACGTCCAGCCGTACCCCTGCGGGGCGGTCGTATATTTCTTTGAGATAAAAAAGCCTTTATCTACCAACGTCTGAAATTTATTGATTTGCAAAAGTTCTTTTATCGCTGACGCTCTGTTCTTTGTGCCAGGATGGTCTTTTATGTATTTCTTTATGGCATCGGGAGCGATCTCATAGTCCTGTATCTCAAGCGTTTTTGCCTTGAATCTTCTGAATGTTGGCTTTCCGCCGAGATAAATAATCTGCACGTTGTCGCCTGCGGATTCTCCGGCCATCTGCTGAAATGAATAACTCATTACGTTTCTGACTCCATGCTTATAGTCGAGAATCCCTGAGAAGCCGATCGAGTTCCCGACCAAGTTTGCGAACTGTTCCATCTCTGGAGAATTATAATCAGCGAACAGAGCGATCGAACCTTTCTTTCCCTGCCCGATCGAAAATACAACACCGTATCGAAAAGACATGTCGGCAACGAATCTGAAATATGACTCCCATTGGATGAGAGCCGTGTCTTGATTAAGCACTTCACTTTGTCTGCTGAAATTCACGAGCTGGTTTTCGTATGGAATACCCATATTGAAAAGAGCATCTCTTACGGCATCGCCTCGTGTCCCTCGACCATAAACCATTGTCGTGCTTCCGCCGAAATATTCAGAGCCGAGAAAATTACAGTTATACACTATGTTCCCATTGCTGTCGGCACTACCACTGGGGCTGGTCACGAAAACATTAAGCCCTCCTCTTGATAATGGCCCGTTGATTTCTTTCGAGTTTGCTTTCATTGCCAGAGCCAGCTCTATCGGATTATCAGGCTTCTTGTAGCCCCACTTTATTTTCAACTTCTGCCCCAGGCACAAAATTCGATCAAGAGAAACATTGAACGGGTCATACATCTGAATTGACCCTGTAATAATCCTGCCGACTTCTTCGGTTATCGTCAATGAAATGACATACTTGTTTATCGACTCGGCCTCTGCCACGTCCTCATCGTACTGCGTGAGCACTTCAAAAAATGAAGAGTCTTGATTTAATAATCCTATCATGGCAGTGGTATATTCAAAGTTTCTATTTTATTCAAATCAAATTTCACATCAAACAACAATGCGATATTATGCTCGACTATCTGATAATAATTCGCTTCGCTTCCTGACCCATACACGTTCGATTTGCTTGCTATCTCATCAAGATCATCTCCCGTCTGAACCGGGTATTGAAACCACGTCGAATATTTCGGATACGGTTGAAAATCATTTATCGCAAACGTCCGTCCGTTCGCATCGGTGAAGGAGAGAGTCGGCGTTGTTAAATTTCTCATATCGGCTTTCCTCCGGTCAGCACGTTCATCGGCGGCATGACCTGACCTGTTCTCGCCATTGCGAACCTGAAAACTTCCTCCATCATATACATCGGATTTGATTCATCGAGCCAGAGTTCAAAGTCGATCTCCGAATACATCGGATAGCCTGCACGATTGACCCAACCCTGCTTGTTTGCCGGATCGCATTTTTTCACCCAGTAAATTTGTGGAGTCGAACCTGTCCCCCAGTTGTAGAGTACCTGCGGAGTCGGGATAAACTGTCCTGAAAAAATCTGAGTGATGCCCTGTGCTTGATTTCTCAACATGTCGAATTGCTTGAGTATCGCCAGGTTGCCGATGAACGGGTCACGTTTTATCAGGGGAAGCGTGAAGGCGAGCTTGCGATTACCGCCGCCTCCGTATGCGATCGGCCTGTAATTCAATCCGGGGATTGGATTCTCAACGAGTACGATCTCTTTGACATCATGAATGTCTCCTGGAATACACCACGGCGACGTGATGAGCTGGGCGTTCGCTATGTCGAACATGAACCACGAAATATGAAAATCAACTTTGCCGCTCATGATGTCCCTCGTACATCGAGACTCATCGTGAGAAATTCTTGCTGAAGTGCCGCCGCCAGTCCTCTCGATATGGTTTCGTTTATTTTATTTACGTCGCTGTACGGGCCGACATGGACATTGACCTCTATGTTCGCACCATACCAATTTTTCGGGTCAATTTTTTTAATATCCATTTTCTCAATTTTCTTCTTCGTCTTGTCCTGTTGAGTATTCTGAGCGTTCGGAGCCGTAAGGTCTCTTGCCGCTTCACCAGCATCTTCCGCCATCGGCAACAAACTTCTGTGTACGTTCACACCTGACTTTTGCCATGCACGAGCGTAATCTTCCAAAACTTTGTCAATTCGATCTTCATAATATTTCTTTCTCTCATCTGTCTTTGAAAAAGCCAGCCCAGATACTTCGGGCAGTAATCGTAATGATGTGACTATCGTTTGAAGAGCAAGGGCGATGGCTTCCAAACCTATTACTAATGAAACAGAAATTGATTGTCCGAGAAGCTTGAATACCCCACTTACTACTCCCCCAAATTTCAAAAGTTCACTGCCAATACCGAGTAAATTTTTTAAAGAATCCCAAACACTTTCAAAAGCCTCGGCAAGAGTTCCAATGTCAAACCCGGAGAAAAATGCCTTGCTGTATTTTATGAGCAACAAAAACGCATCGGTTAAAAAATTAAGAATAGGCTCAATCGCCATTTGAACTGCCGTGGTCACGACCACGAATTTGAATAACAATACATTGAGAAGCTCAGATACCGTTTTAAAAGTCCCTCCAAATATTTTTGAGATACCTGAAGCAACCCGCTCCCAAACACGAGAGAGCATCCTGAACCATGATGTCACCACCGACCAAATAACCCGGAATACGTTTGCGATCGTCACGCCCCAGCGAACGAACATCGCCCGATGATCTCGTATCCAGTTCAGCATACCCTGTAAAAGCGGTATGAGCTGTTGTCGCAGTGGCCAAAGTAGATTTCTTCCGATGATGTCTCCTGCAATTTTAAATGAGTATCCGATCTCAGGGATAAATCCCATTATTTTATGAGCCAGCGATATTAAATAATTCAGCCCGGTCGTCATGAGAGCCGTCCAGAGTCCGATTGACTTAGCTCCTGACGTTTCCATGCGTGTCGTGCTCTTTGTCACGTCTGTCAGTTTTTCTTCGATACGACCCATTACTCCCAGTATCTCGGTGAATCCACGTTTAAACATCTCAGGGTCGAAAGTTAGATCAATGTCGTTCATATCATTTCTTCTATTTCGCCAGCAGTGTCCCTAATCCTCTGGCTTGCTATCTCAGTCTGCTTGCGAATTATTTCATATTCCTTAAACTTCATTTTTTTTATTTCCTCAAAAGAAAAACCGCCTCTCGAACAGTACGCTATGTCGAAATACTCCTGAACAAAAACCTCCATCGTAAAATCAATATACTTCAGGCTCTCAGCCAACCACAAATAATCACGGCTCCCCTCGCCTCTCAGAATGACAGGGGAGCGGAGGCGAAAAAATTTGACGTATTGACCTGAGCACGCCAGACCTTCCCGCACTTCGGGCACTCTTTCTCAACTGAAGTATCCAGTCCAAATTGATTGATCGAATCGGAGAGAACCTTCAGGTCTTTTTTTATAGATCGAATGTTTCCGAAAATATACATGCCATAAGCATCTCGATACCGAGAATCAATCGGCTGACCATTCACTGCGATGAGACACTCGACATAAATGGCAAGCTGAAGCCGTATCCGATCTGATGACGTTTTGCCCTCGGCCGCTATACACTTCTCAAGCGTAGGAGCTTCGATCGTCAGGCTCTTCACTTCTTCGATGACTTCATTCGTCACCTTGTCCTGAATGAGAACAGGAGTCGCAAGATCGACTGTGATCGGGCCTTGTTCATCATCGCTGTATTTCACTGTCAGCTTCGAGATGTGATCTCTCGTGTCGATGATAACCCCGTCCCTATCGCTATACTCGGCAATAACATCATGGCCGCACCGGGGACAGGGATACATTCCTTCAATGCCGTCATCACCATCATTATGCTTTAATACAGCCTGGAGAGCCAAATATTCGACCGTCTTGAAAGGCAATTTCGGGATGATTGATTTTATCGAGATCGGGTCAGTGATCGACTGTCCGTCCGATGTTTTGAACTCATCGACACAACTATTGCAGAACGCCCTGAGCGACTGGAAAAAACTTCCGCTCTTCGCCATCTTCTGTGTCTCTATGGCGGCATTAACTGTCGGCTCAGAAACTTCAGCCTCGGTGTATAGAACATCCTTAATTCTTTTCGGAAGTGGCAATCTCATGGCTCCTCCTTACAGCGAAATAATGTCCCAGGGTGCGACCTGAATCGTCACGACCATAAGCTCAGGATTCTCAGCTCGATATGGTGAATCAACCTTGTCGATACACTCGCACTGCGGCCAGAGCCGACGCTGTATCTCGTTGTCGTACTGATCGACCCTGACCTCTGTGCAATCCTTACATTGCTCGGTGAAGAAGAATGTCTCGAAAAACTTCATGGTCGATGTTCCCTTTTCAACCTTGTACTTGAGTTCCAGAACCGGAATCTCGATGATGTTAGACGAGATCGTCCGCAGACGCTTAAATCCGGGAACCTTGATCGTCGCCTTTGTGAGCTTCATTTCCTGAACGTCTATCAGACCGGGCACTTCTTCACCGTCCCAGAATATACGTTTCTTTTCAGCAGAACTTGACTTTTGCATTTGTTATCCCCCTTATGATCTCAGCATCAGGCCAACGCCGATTTTAATACTGCCCGCCGGAGCAGGAAACGTAAACCAGCAATCCTCGTTCCGGTTGCCGGAATCGACCGATGCTTGCGGATTGTTTATAAGATCAGCCCTGACAAAAAAGTGATCTGTCGGCTGTGTGTATGTCCCGTCGTCGTTGATAGACTGCCCGAAAGTTTCCCCTGCGGCCACGCTTCCCGTCGAGCCAGCTTCCCAGAGGCGATAAAAGAAATTCCAGATCGCCGATGCAGAGTTCTTTATCCTCGCCCAGTTATTCGGCTCGTTGTGCGTTCCAAGCAACGAATTGACGATCGAGATTTTGATATAATCTCGCATCAGGATACCGTTCCCGAACATGAACTCTTTCGTGACCGACGGTGTGAACCATGACTTCACTATGTACCCGTCCCCGGTCTGGAAGATCGTCGTGTTGATGCCAGCTTCGGCGAGATCAGTGCGATCTTCAGCGGATGAGAACTGAGTCCCGACGACCCCCTGTATTCCAAAAATCGGAGTGTTCACCGTGGCTGGAACCCAGTGGATTCCGTATGTCCCGATACAGCGAATCCATGCTCCCATCGTGTGACCAACGCTCGGTATCGTCCGCAACGGAGCCAGCGGGGAAGTAGTGAACGGGTCTGGAACCTGATACCATTTTTCCTGTATCACGCCCAGCACGTCATCTGCTCTCTGGTAGTTGTTCCCGATCGTGATGAGTTGTGTCTTGCTCTGATTTGACGGCACATTGTAGATGATCTTCGGCTCGTCCCATCTGCCCCTTGAATAAACTTCGAGAGCCAACTGCGTCGCAGTGTCGGTCGTTTCGCAGTTCGTTAGAAACCTGATCGGCAAAGAGTCGAACGTGGCATTGTTGATGCCCCAGTGGGCTGAAGTCGTCGGGGCCGTCCCGTCCGCTCCGCTGGTGAGGTACACTGCCGTTGAAACTGCGACAGGCTGATCGAGACCAACACCCGACCCTGAATTTAGATTCGTGACCTGTGCCCATTTTGAGTTCATGAACACGTTCACGACATAGAAGTCTGTGACTTCAGGGGCCATCGTGCAATATATTTTTCCGAGATCGGTGTCCACTTCGGCGAGAACTCCGAGAAGAGATTTCCTCCAGAGATGAAGCTGGAATCCCATAATCCCGGCAAAGTCTCCGACCTTCGCATAGCTGGAAGCATGAATCGCTCCTGAGAAATAGAGCCTCCCGGTCGATGCGTCTATTGACGTTATCTTTTTATATACGGTGACGGCAGAGCCTCCGGTGATGTTCATTTTTAGCTCATCCCCGATCTTCGCTCCGGCGACGCTGTAAACCGCAATCCAGTTGTCCGTAGCCGAACCCTGAAAAGAGCATGTCGTCGAGAATCTGAAGCCAGGAACGATCGTGTATGCCGTATTATTCCCCCACGCTGAAAACTCAGGGATGTTCATGTATGCAGAGTCGAGTCTGATCGTCGGATTTGACGCATCCAGAATCAACGTCCCTGATGTTGCCTGCACTCCATCGTACGCCGAGCCTGTATAGCCGACATGCGACTTGACATAGAGCTTCGCATCAACGCCTCTCGTGTTGTCGAAAAATCCTTTTGCACAATCCCAGCCGTAAAAGGTAGGCGTGACCTGCACATCGAAAATATCTGCCATCTCCTCCGTGTTTCTGCATTGAAAGGGAACTTTATATCTTCTCTGAAACAGCCCGATGAGTCCTCCGATCAGCATGTCAGAAGGATTTACTGAAACCGTTTTTTTTGTCGGCAGAGAAGTCCCATATACGTCTTGAGTCCTTAGTCGATTTCCCATAGCTTTACTCCTTTATGTAGAACAATGATTTTATTTCATCGGTAAAGTCAGGATGGCTCAAGTCCTCTGCCGGGAAGGGAACCGGAGTATTGCCCACACACCGATAAATTTTACGATTGACATGAAGCTCGAATGTTCTATTTTCTTTGAAATAGAGCATTACCAGTGCCCCATCCTCGTAGGGCTTCTCTTGTTTCCCCACTAAGTTCTCGGCACTTTCCTCAGATGGATATTTTTCTTTTGGCATAATGACCCTCACTGTATTGTTATATTCATTGTCGTGGTTTCAGTCACGAGTTTTGGAACCCTCTGCTTCGCCCACACGTTCTCTTTTATTTCAACCGTGATCGGATATTGAATCTTCGGTAAATTGTTTGATATATCAGCCGGCTCGATAAATGTCGGCAATCCTCCGAAATACATACAACATCGTTTTCCATTTATCCAGAGCGTTTTTTGTGCTATCATCATTCTGGCTATTTCAGACATTACCGCCACCAGCTCCATCGAGTCATTCTCGCAGTCGATAAGAAGTGAATACTTGAACCACTGCCCGGTGCGAGACACTGCCACCGAGCCGTCAGGCTTCCATGAGTCAAAATCATCCTGAACATCACTTTCGATCGGTGTCTGTTCCGGCGTGAATCCCCAGATCGTGATTGACGGCAGTATGATTTCAGTCTGAAGTTTTCCATACCCCACGTCGATTGCCAGATACACCCACGTTCCAGTATCGAAAGAATTTTTCAACGTCACGCTGTCAAAGTATGTGCTGAAATAAACTGTCTTGCCCGATTTCTTGTTGATATGATGATACTCGCTATTGTTCCCGTCAGTTATGAGAATCTTCGAGTATCGTTGAATCCACGCAGGGTCTTGAATGAAAGTTATGCAATCTTCGCTCGAAACGCCCGGCTGAATCTGTCCTGCTGGATATGCCAGACGATACGTAGCCGCAATATAGTTTTCCAGTTTCGTCTTGATCGCATTGTAAATATCAAGCGGCATCTCGTCGTGTGAAGCCACCAGGAACGAGACAACCAGATAGTCCTCGCTGGAAGTCAGGGCCTCGATGTGAATACTGTCGATCGTTCCAAAATCTGCGATGTCGAACGATACGTCGGTGAACTCTGAAAAAACAGGGAGCAGATATTCTTTTCCCGTGGCCCCGAACTTTATCTTATATGCAAAATCAGTATAATTTCGATAATCGTCGTTGCCTTTCATTCGTGACCAGACATGCAGTGTCAGCATATCGTACGCAGACACGTCAATAGCCGTGAATATTTTCTCGACATAGCTCCCAGTCCCCTCAAATTTAAACATGAGAGAGCCTGCGAGGTCTCCGGCAATACACTCAGAGATGGCATTGACTCCATAGATAGAAGCCCCGCCAGCCGCCGTCCAGCCTGTCACTGCGTCCAGATTGTCGATGACAATGTTCATTCGATCAGGTCTCCATATTCAGATTGGTACGTTCTCATCAGCGACTCGAACCACTCGCTCCGGCCATACTTGATATAGGTTGCGATTTCTTTCTTGATCTTCGCCGCATCGTTTCTGTTTTTTATCGTTCTCTCGATCTTGTCGCAGGCCATTTTGAACGCTGGCCTGGGCGGTATGCGTATGACAGTCGTGTCGGCTTTCAGGTGAAGTCCCGCTCGGTGTAAAAATTTCCTCATCTTCGCTGTCACCTTGATCGTAATTCCGGCCTCATGAATATTGAGAAGATGTCTCAGCGTAAGATTCGATTTATGATGACGGCCCAGAGAACCGAAAACCTTCCAGCCATTGTGTATCTTTCGCATCCTTAGCATGTTGACGTATGCCTTGAGCTTCGCATCGTCGCCTTTGCCGTATAGCGGTGTCTCCGGGAGCTTGTACCCAAATCCTTCTTTCCGTTCCACGGTGAACGGATGCAGTCTCAGGAGACTGAACTTCTCATTTTTTATCCCTGAATGAAAATACGAAATGAGCAGTGCGGCATCCTTCTTTCTGAGCCCGTACATGATATTATTCATCATCGTGGGAAGCTCTTGAATCCTTCGCTTCTTCGCACGATATGAATTGTTAAATCGCACTTGTGCACTCATGGTTTTTTGAATAATCCCATCGTGAAATATAAATGTTCGTCTGCAAAATCCACGGCCTTATTTTTCTCTCGTATTCCGTAATCGTTCCCATCCAGGACGACCGTTACTTTTTCATTCTCTATTTTATCAAAATCAAGTTTTCGATCAAGAAGGTCTTTCATAGCGAACCAGACTATCGACTGGCAGTCCTCTCGAATCCCCGCTTTCTCCATCTGCTGTCGATTCGGGTTATGGTCAACGGGCTTCGCCTTCAGATTGTACGTGAGATCAACAGAAGTCGATTGCTTCGTGATCGAATTATATTTGTCTCTGGTCACGTCGCCCTCGCCTCTGATAATAATGGTCACGTCCTCGCCATACTCATTCACGATGTCGCTTACATCCTTCAGTGCGTGCCACTTTTCAAAATTGACTCTTGTTGATACTGCCATGTTACGCCCCTGCCACACGAGTCATATATTTTCTCAAAATTCCGTATGCCTGGCGAGCAAGATCGTTCCTGATCTCTGTGTACTTTCCCCGGTCTCCAAAATTTCTGCTGTATGCCTGACCTGAGATGTCGCCGCCGCCAGTCCTTGAGCCGATGAATCCGAGCACCTGTTCCGCCGAGAGCATGATGCAGGCTTCCTTGATGTCATCAGGAAACGTCAAGTATCCGTACGTGTACGTGATTTTAAGATTGAAGTTTCCTCTCGCAAAAATAGGCATGTAGTAGGCTTCTTCATAATTCGATTTCGCCTTCAGTATCCCCAGGGCCGAAATGGTCTCGATGTTTCCCATGTTCACGACGGTAAAATAGTTGCCGCCGAGCACGTATTGAATCGACTGCACGGCAACGATCGGCCTGCGATTTAATATCAGGTAGTTTTGTCCTGCCCCTGAATAATATTCCGTTATGGAGCTAATACCTGAAAATGTTTGTCTGGTGACAGATTCAACATACGGGACAATGAATCTCGCCAGTCGTTTCTCAATCCAATCATTCGAGATTATATCAGTTTCAATGCCGTATCCCTCAAGATATTCTCGCACGTCGGAAGGGATGACTTCTGCGATCTCTGGAGCCTGATTATCAAGCACGTAGAATTGAAGCGGCTCCCGCCGTCCGGTGAACGTCCCGTCATTTATCCACGGCTGAAGGCTATATTCACCGATCTGCGAGAAGTCCCCAGCCTGTGAGAGCCATTTTAGTTTCGTGCCGACGATCGTGACGTTTGTTTTCTCGACCTCAGTTCCATCGGGTTTTAATAGATACATCTTGTACGCAATGAGCCCGGCGAGACTGGTATCAAAGTCAGCGAAAAATTCCTGACCGACTGAATCCTTCCATATTTTTCTTGTTAAAAGCATCAGTCTGCTCTCCATGTAATGTCTTTAGAAAGGTCGGGCCGCCACTTGAGCTGTGAATCGCTCTCACTCGCTTCCATCGCTTCTGCTGGAGTCGTGCCCCACCTGAACAGCGACGACATAAAGTCGCTGAATCGAATATCTCCGGCTAAAAATGATCGCCAGAGAATTGCAGGATATATGGTCGGCTTGAGTGCTGTGAATACGCTTGTCAGTCCGATAGTATTAAGAACCGTCCTTACGAAAGTAGCGGAGCGTGAAACAACGTCTGTCATTCCAATAATATTGTTGATCGTTCTATAAAACGTTCCTGTTCTCGTAAGGGCGGTCGTCAATCCTATCGTGGCCGAAACCGACCTCGAATAAATTCCGGTACGAATCACAACGTCAGAGAGACCGAGCGTATCTAAAATTAAGATCGACCATGCTGTCGGCCCTGCTGAATCAAAACTGTCGAATAAAATCCTGCTCATCAGAATACCAGTAAAATAAAATTGTCTGCCGCACTCGGTGTCCCGGTAAAAGCCGCCGAGACTGTTATGAACTTCGTGGCCCCGGTGTACGCTGATACCTTCTTGACCTGATTTATCAAGCCCCCACTCGTGAATAAAAGCAATGCGTCCTTGTGATAATCGTTCGTTGCTTCTGATAGATCGGTCTTAAATGTCGTCGCCGTGTTTCCCCCGTCACTGACGACTGACCCTCGCTTTAAAACTATATTCTCAATCACGAATCGACCGACGACTGATTTCGATGCTGTCCCGCCGACCGTGGCTGAAGCTATCACGTTATAACTCTTGCCGACCTCGAATCCGTTCGCCGCAGTGCACGCCACGGGAACCCTGTAATCCCCTGTCTTTCCTGTCCTCTTCGTTACCGTCAATGAATAGACGGTCGTGTCTGTATCATCCTCGAACACTTCCGCAGTAGGCAGTGAATCAGCATCGCTCACAACGCCAACAACCGTATTCGTGATGAAGTCAAAATAAAGAGTTCTTCCGAGCAGAGCGTTCATGCCGACCTCACCAGCCCCGAATTTATGACCGGGAGCCCGACCGAACCGCCTGCCAGCGTGGTCACATCATACAGGTATATATTGACTGACGTATCCGATGCTTGAAGTGAGTTATCGCTTATCCCTCCGACATCGGGAGATGAATTTTGAAAAGCCACGAGCTGATACCTCTGGAAACTGCCGGATTGATGCACCGATATTGTGAAATTTCCGCTTCCATCAGAAACAGTGCGAGCGATAATTGTATTGACCGGAGTACCGGAATCATCGACCTGCATAGCGACAACTGTGCACCCTCCGAGAGCCGCACCGTTCTTGTCTTTCGTTATTCCGCTTATGAGAAACGTCTGTGTGCTCTCGGTGAAATATTCAAGAACCGTGTGCATCTGAAAGTCAGAAGGTAGAGTCACTGCCGTTGTTCGTTTCGAAAGACCGCTTCTGTAAATAGCTCCTCTCGGTATCGTTACTGTGATGTCGCCGAGTTCTTCTGTTTCAAAAAGAACAAGCTGATTTGTCGCTTCCGACGCTCCGAGAATCTGAAAATCTGCCAATAGTGCTCCTGTCGAATCCGTTTCATCTGTTGACTTGAGCCACTTCCGAGTCGGCTCTACATACGGTGCGAGCGGGTCAGGCGGAGTCCCTCCGATGTCCAGCATTTCTATTCTGCCGCCCGCCTGTCGCATGGGCCCAACCAGTCTCGGTCTTATCCCGTACCAATCAGATTGCCCGATAATCGCTCTGGGAACAGGAAACCCTTTCATTTTGTAATCTCCTATTACATCTCCCTGAATAAGCGGTATCAAAGCAGGACACTCAAATTTTTCGTCTGCGGCTTTTCCAAGAGCAAACCTCCAGTCCATAGCACATGAATCTCCGATAATTTCGCCTTGAAGCACCACGTCAGTCGGGTCTTGCAAGCAAGGTAGTATTACAATCATCCCTTCAACTTCCTTTGCTGAATTGTTGCCATACATAAATCAACGGTATTCTCAAGCTCGTCGCCCACGGGCGGGTCTGGAGGAAATGGAGAATTTCCAGCGTCGAGCCACGCTAAAAAATCGGGGTCATCTGTTTCAATGACTTCTCCGTCCTCCGACCTGACTACCACATCAGGAGAAAACATTTTGTAATCCATGATTCCCTCCTTACCACAACCTATACAAATTAAATTAGGGTGTGAGCTGTTCGATACAGAACATGTGCATCGTCATTGAACCCGTTGCCGCCGTCTGCGTGAAACGGAAATCCATAGCGTTAGCCGCCGTTGAATCAAAACCAGTACCCACCACCGGAGCCGTATTGTACGGTAACGTATTACCGCCGGGGCCGGGGCCAGTCGCAGGAAGCGGAACGAGCAAGGCGGCTTCCGATAGCCAGTAACCTTGTCCGAATAAAGTAGCACTTGTGCTTGAACCGACTGAACGGCATTGCAAAACAATCTCCAGCCACCACGGAACGTTTACTTTTGCCACGACGTTTAGAGGTATCGCCAGCGTATCGAATACTGTAATCGCCGCCATTCTCAAGTCCCAGCGAGCTGTTCCGGGTGTGGTGATAACGCACGAAATACGACCTGACGCAGTTATTCTCCACGTCCGTCCGATCTGCCAGTACCCTGCCGGGAGAGTGGTCGGAACATACGTCGGCAAACATGATGCGGTCGCCGCCGCCGTCAAAGTTGGCCCGTCCGAATACGCGCTTGCAACAACTTGTACTGCCATAAAATTTCTCCTTCAAATAAAATTAAGCTCCGAGTGCCGTGAGCTCCCAGTCAACTTGCAACGAGTCCGTCGATGCCACGATCACGTTCGGTACTACCTGAGCATACGCAAGACAGTCGCCAGCTCCGTCAGTCGCCGCACTCGTGAGAGCCGCTTCGTTTATCGTTGCCGACAAGTCTCCTATCGCATAAAGAGCTCGATATTGAACCACGTTATCGTTCGCCGCACCCCATGAACCCTTCTGCTTCGGATACGTCGCTGACAGTGCTTTTGGAGTTCCTGTAACTGCATTGACAAACGTGTTCGACTTGATGCTCGTTCCCGTATAGCCAGTTCCAACAGGAACAAATCCGTGAGTATTATCGAGCTTCTGCCGAGCTGGAGTCTGACTCATCAGGTCGGCAACCATCGCATCACCCTCGTCGGTCACGATGTTGTGATTGACCGAAATCATCAGCTTGCCCGGAATCCTGAACAATCTTCTCCAGAATCCCGGAGCATGACGCTTGATGTTTCCGTTGCTGTCGAAAACAGTAACCGTCAGCTTTCCCGTTAATCCAACCGTACTTTTTATCATAGCTTATGACTTCTTGAACAGTATTGTTAAAAGCCCTCTGTCAGACGCACCGTTGCAAATGACGTTCAGCGTAGTTCCTGCCGCAAGTATCGAGTACGCATCGTCAATCGTACCCGCCCGAACCATCGTCTTGTCCACCGCCATAATCATAGCGTTAGTTATCGGGTTCGTTGTTCCGTTTCTGAGCGTCGCCGTTCCTGAGGCGTTAGCCGCACGACATTGGACAAACACGTCCAGAACTTCACACGCAAACGGAACGGTGAGAATCGCCGTTGACGTGGTAGTGTCCGCCGCTATTGAGTAGTTGAATAAAATCAGCGGTGAGAAGCTGGTCGGGAGCGTTTCGTCCATCCCTGTGCGTTGTTGAACTTCACGCATCAGATCGCCCATCGTAATGATCTGTTCCGCTGGGGATGCTGTATTGAATTTCGCCGCTTGATCTGTTGATAGTATAGCCATATCAAATCTCCTTTTCGTACATAAAAATAAATCCTTTCGACTTCAAAATATCACTCTCTCGCTCATCCGTTACCGTGATGACTCCATCCATGATTTCATGGTCGGTTATCTTTCCTTCAAGCTCGATCTTATAAATGCCATTGTATCGTGAACCATTCAACGGAATCTCAGGATATAAGAGTCGATATTCTTTAGTCGGTTTTTTAATAACGGGGGGCGGCTGACTTACTACGACAACCGCCTCCTGTTTTACTTCTTCGTTGAAACGAATGACGTTTATCACGCCACCCTCATTCCTCTGAGAATACTCGAAGTCGCCTCGTATGAAGGAGCGACTGCGGCATAGCTCTTTATCAAGAACGGCAGGAAGTCGTCTGTCCTTGCCAAGTCCTCGATCGTGACAAGCCCGTTGAACTGCGAACCGCCCTGATTGGTATATGGCAATCTTCCAAGACCTTGAAACTCATCAAAGTCGATGAAGAAAATATACTCAGGTGCGTACGTCGCTGTAATCACCAACGGCAAGTCTGCCTGCATCGCTGTCGGAATCGTGGTCGGTGTCCATGATGTGAATGTGCAGGTATTGACCACGCTTGAAGCGTTCGACGTACAGGTCAACGTGGTATTGATCGTATTGGTCGTCGAGGCCGCTATCGTTCCGTTTGCATCATACGCATAACCAGGAACGACGGCGATAAGAACTTCAGAGCCGCTTGTGACACTGAAATAAACCTTGTATCTGAACGCATCGGCGATCGGAGTCCACGTCAGCGTGAAGGTCGATGTACTGGAGCCTGTGGTTGCTAAGTTTGAAGTCTCTGCACTCGCCAGTGACTCGCCGTCCTTTGTTACAGCCGACACTCTGAAGTAGTTCGTCGCACTGTTCGCTATCGTCCCGCCAGTAGTTGCGGTGGACGGTGTTACCGTTCCCATTGTAATCTTCGGGCGACAAAACGATGACATGATGATCGGTATATCCCGATACGCATTGAGCCGCCAGCCGCCGTTGATGTCCACTTGCGACATGCTCCCGGTGAGACCTTGATTCAATCTCACGTTGGAGAGCAGGGCTGAATACTTCGAGAGCATCTGCGGAGACATAATGAACGCCTTGTTGTGAGCCGCACCTTGCTTTTCAAAGTTAGCATCTATCATCGTGTCCAGATCGGTAAAATTCGTCGGTGCGACACCGCCAAGAGCTTTATTCGTTCGATAGGTCGTGACGTAGGTATCGAACCCCGTGAACTCATACTGATTGCTCGATGCGTTCCCGAAGGCGATATAATTTTCCATGTCATAGACGTGGGCCAAAAGCTCGGATTCCATATTGGCGGCCGCCGCATCTATGTTCTTTTTACTTGCGTCTTGCAGAAAGTTCGTGGTTGCTCCTTTCCTTCTGATGACTTTCAGAGAAACGTTCGCCCGTGTGTAAACAGGCTGAGTAGTCGGAGTCACCGCACCTTCACCCATCGCCCCGCCGGATGCCGGGAGCGAAGTTAATTGATCGAACTCGTGCAACTTCTGATTGTCGAACTTCGGTGTCATCATTGCCACCAGAGGCGATAATCTCGGCACGGCGTTCGTAATGACCTGCTCCAAGTGTTGTGGTATGAGTGCTTCACCACTTCCTGTTGCGGCGGTCAATGCTTTCTGTATGAGGCTCTTGTTCTCGCCCCAGTACCAGTTAAATTGTTTGATAATGTCTGCCATTGAATTGCTCCTTATTCCTTTTTTCTTATCTGACTGCTTTCGAGTTTAGAGGGAACATTCCAGTCAACAGCCTCCCGCTATCTGCCGCCAGCGACTTGCTGAGAAAGTGCGGGTCTCGTTGCTCTTGAGTGGGCTCTGCTTTCGGCAGAACGCCAGCCATCTGCTGAATAAAATCGAGTGTCTTTTTGACATCGGGGCCGTACCCTGCTGGAACATCTCTCGGCTCATCTTTTTTCGGATGAGCTTCGTCCCAGGCTTTCTCGACGGTTGAGACTATTCCCGTACCTTCGAGAATCCCCTGGATTGCTTTATTCTGCTCCATCACTTGCTTGCCGATAAGTTGAACTGCGTCCGCAATTTTGGCAATCGGGTCTTGTGATTTTTGTACGCCTTTACTCTTTCTGAGAAGGCTGATAATTGCCTTTGCGACTTCCGGTATATTCTCAAGGTTGAGATCAGGCTGATCTTGTATTTGAGTTTCTGCCGGGTCTTGAGCGGCCGGGCTGTTAGCGGATTTCTTCGCAAACTTTCCAGAGTCCTCTCCGTCGCCTTTCTCTTTTTTGTTCTTGTCCTCTTCCATCTGTTTCATGATTGCAATAGCCTTCATGATAATATCCTCGTCCGCTTGAGGCGGCTGATTTTGAGGCACTGGAGGAGTCTGATCTTCCTGAGCCACTCCGCCTGCTCCTGCCTGCTTGATCTGTTCGATTATGGATTCGAGGTTATTTAAAGCGGTTAAAAGTTCAGTATCCATTTAATGTGCTCCTTGTTTTTCTAAAATTTTTTGCACCGTATCCAGATTGGATAGGAGCGATTTAAACAGGACAATCTTCGGATTCATGTCCTTGTTCACTTTTATATTTTCCACGACTGCTTGAGTCGGGTCTATATCCGGCATGAAAAAATTCTGAGAGCCGAGAATGACTTCGAGCATCATGTCTCGGTACTCGTCAAACAGCATGATGAGCCGATCTTCCTTGTCCTCGACTTCTTCATCCTGCATGATCTCTTCGATGTTGTCCTCCAGAGCTTCTTGAATCTGATACCGCTTGCGAAAATAATTCGTGTCTGATTCGCCCGCTTGTATCTTTGCTCTGAGCGACTCTTTGATTGATTTTTGTACTACCCACGGGGCCGTTTCGCCCAGGGCCTTGTAGATGGCGTGAACGACAGAACTCTGATATGCGGGCCGTGGCACGACCACAACCCCGTCGAGTATCATGTCATTGATGACTCGCTTACCGTCAAAAGACATCTGCAATATGCCACCGTCGGGGATATATCCCTCGACTGAGAAGCCTTTCTGTTTCGGTTTCTTGTACGGCGGCAGGCCGAGCATCTGTCGCCAGAGTTTGTCTGCGGTCTCCAGGGTGTTCGCTCCCAGGCCGTCGGATTTGTCGTACAGCCTGAACTCTGGTTTCCAGTCACCATTATTATCGACATGAAAGTCGCTCAATATCCCGATGTCCTCAGTATAGGCAACCCCGTGGCGATCGGCATAGAGCAACACGTCGCCAGACTGAGCTTGTTTCGTTATTGATTGAATAGCGTTCTCAGTCATGCGTTCACCGTGGCCGTCTTTCTTGACCCCGGTGCTTATGCCATAGAGATAACGATGTTTGTTTCCTGAAGCGTCCGCCTTTTCGACGGCGTGATGACCTTCACGGTCGTTTGGATGGAAATTGAATTTGATGCGAGTTTGACCTGTCATACGTTTCCATGTGGCAGGTCGGGGCGTTCCGGTGGACTGCGGGTTTTATTATACGTCGTACTGGGTGATGTTCATTTTGATCTTGTCACCCGTGCAATTTATCTCCACTCTGATACTATTATAATGTTTCAGTATCATAATGTCAAGAATATTCTTTTTGATCTGATCTATCTTTTTTTCTTCTTCGCTTTTTAATATATCTGCCGGAATTAACATCAATCTTTACCTATGATATAAACTAACTCGCACTGACATGAGATCACTTCCTCTGCTGGCAGGCTCTCGTGATGCGGGTGCGGGGCCAGGTATGTTGTCCCTGTATTTTTGTCATGAATTACAAAATCCCTGTTGAATCCGATCGTCACGCCGTTTAATGCGACATGGTGCTGGCGTGCGTTCTTTCTGTCCTTGAGCAACGACATGTTATGAATCCATCTTTTCTTGACGTAGATCGCAGAGTTTCTTCGTCTGATCTCCTGCACATAGCCATGCTTCACCTGATCTACAACGCTCCGGGTCTCAGTCGTGGCGATCGCATACAAATTCGTCGGCATACCCACGGCCGGGTCACGCCGGACATACCCTCGGAACGTCTTTTTGATGGCCTTCTCAAAGTCAGCCAGTACCGCTTGTTTCATGCGGCCCGCATACGTCCCCCTGGCGACCACGTATTCAGGCTTCTCAAGCACTGCACGGAGATTCTGAGCGAGGCTATCCCGCAGATCATCCGAGAGCAAATCGCCTCGTGTAGCCCCCTTCCTGATAAATACAGCCTGTTTTGGCAGGGCCTCACGGATGTCAGGTAAAACAAACAGCTTCTCTCTGCCTGGCCGATAGGTTGTCATCTTTCGCTTGAAATTGTCGTCGGTTATTCTGCCGATCGCCCCGGCGATCTCCTCAGTGTTTGCGGCTATGATCTTACGCATCAGGGCCCGATACGGCTCCCCCACGTACCCGTGCCGTTTGCGTAGCCTGTCAAGGTGTATTTTTGCCAATACCCACCTCGTATGATACAATCTCGTCAGTATCCGGGTCTCTCCTCCATAGAGTTCCATCCTGACGTTTCCATGTGTCGCCCGGTTTATGAATAGACCGCTCAAGTATTTCAATGGCTTTTTTTACAATTTTTTCTTGTTCAATTTCTTTTTTAAATTCCGCAAGAGCCTCGTCGAGTGCTTCCTCCTCCCAGTCTGCCAATTCACCATTGACAAACCCACAAGTCCCGCCTCCGTCTGGATGCCAACTATTTTTCATTCTGTCTGTGCCCTCCTTGCTCTAAATTGCATATATTTTTCATACTGTCTTAAAGATCGAGAACCGGGTGTCAAATCAAAAACAGCGTTGCTCAATGAAAATCCGTAACGCTCCCAAATCTCCGGCCCTTTCGGTAAATCAATTATATCCTGTACGGAAGTACACCGCTTCACCTGCGTAATTTCTTCTTCAGTCCATGTCGGGCCTGTTCTGCCCGTCATCCTGCTGGCAACTGAACTCCCCTGTATGTCCTGATTAAATCCAAACTTCGCCCATGTGATATACCCGCAATACGACCCAGTTCTACGCATATTTTGTTTCAATCTTTTCGCCGCATCCTCGTGCGTCATTCCTTCGGCGGTCATAATCAATTTTATTTTTTCCTCTTTCGTATATCCATCCCCATCCCCTGCGGCTTGACATTTTACACTGCGGGCTCCAAGCTGAGCTGATGTTGTGAAAAGCTGGAGGGCGGCCTGACTCACCGCACCTTCGGAATATTCAGGGTGATCGGGATTCGTGCGTATGTAATGAAAATCAACATTGACTCCGTTACTGCCCTTGCGGATTGTCGTTCTCGTAACATACGGAACGCCATTTGAATTGTTGCCTCCTTCGGGATTTATAGATACCTCTATTTCATAAGCATCAATGCTCTGCACGACAATATGGTCATTCAATCTAAAAGCACCTGATATTTGTGCCAAGTCTCGGTCGTTTATGTCCCAGCCGTTATCCCAGAGTTTTTCTTTTATCTTGTCACGAGAAAGACCTAAACCCTCAAAATTTGTATAACTCTTATAATTCTCACGGGGCCGTGCTTCGCTAATCCTCTCAAATTTTTTCCTCGCTTCGGCTATCTGACGAGCCTGCTCCTCGGCCTCTTTCCGTTTCGCTTCGTCATACACGGCGACGTGCTTATCAACAGCCTCGATAAATTTCTTCGGCTTGAACCCGGTATAATGATTGAGCATGGCTTCGCTGACTTCATTTTTTAATTTCGTCTGCTGAACAGGAGTCAATTTTCTGCTGTTTGAATCTATGTAATGATTCATCGCCCACGCCTGCTCGAACTCTCGCCTCTGCCGAAGTCCCTGCGTAGCGGCTTCGGGCAGTCCCGACAGCCAGTCAAAATATTCGGCATGAGCATCTCTGACGCCGTTGCTAATTCTGCCCGTTATATCCTCTGCGGTTGAAGCTCTTTTCTGAAAGTCTTTATAATTAAATTCAGTCCCCAGTGCGAGTGCTTCTGCGACAAAAATATCCAACTGATACGGCCGCAGAGTCCTGTTTTGAACATTGCGAATCAATTCTTTGCTTGCGTTATCCTTATCTCCAGCATCGAGGTAATGTTTAAATCTATCCTCGACTGACATATCCTCCTGAGCTTTCGCACTGGCCTGGTCTCGCCTTCGTATCAGACCTTTTTTCGTTTTCGTCAATACGTCAATAGTCAAAGTTCCACGGGAAAATTTCTCATTTACTCCCTGCACGATAACCGTTTTTTCTGTCTCTTCGAAAAAATCCTGTTTCTTTATATACGCAATAAGCAGGTCTCGTGCCTCTTCAATTTTCCCCTCCCGTATTAGCTTTCTATATTTTAAATTCGTGCTTCTGAACTCTTTCAAAAATGCTTCATCTGTCTGTGTGAGACCGATACGAGTTCCGGGTACGGCTGGCTCCTCTGCGGCCCCCACGGGCTCCCCGGTATCAGGGTCGATCGCTGGCTCTGCCGGAGTCGCTGGAGCTGTCCGGGTGCGTCTTTGCCGTGTACTCTCGTGCCCTGCGGCCGCCTCCTCCATCCCTCTGCGGAACAAGTGCCCGGCGAGCGATCTTGTAAGGATGTCATTCTTCATGGCATCGAGATCGGCCTGCGTGAGAGTTCCTCTTTGTAGCTTCTGGTACATCTTTTTCATGATCGAATCCCGTGCCGTTCCGGGAGCATATTGATCGGCGAGATATTCCCTGAGAAGTCGTTTTACTTTGTTAGTGTCACTGCCTGCATCTAAAACCTGATCTCGCATATTCTTGAACTGGGCATCATCGAACTCTGCCGATGATGCGATAGTACCAGAAACAGGAGCATTGCCCTGACCCTGCCCTTCTGCCATCTTTAGCCATGCTGTTAGATTAAAACTTCTAAAGTCATTGTGATTGTCACGAGCCGCCGAAAGAGCTTGTTCTAAAGCCTCTCTCTGCACTCTCGTTATACGTCCTGCTTCTTCTAGTTGTATTAAATATCCATTCAATATACTGCTGGCTGTTGCAAAATTATTAGTTGACAATGAACGAACAACTGCATCCAGAACTCTCGTAGTCTCTGATTCACGAAATCCGTGTGCCTCTGGTGCTGTAGTATCCGCCGCCGCCTCTCGTGGGCCCGGAGCCCGTGTCTGCTCGATTGCCCCGGTGTTAGGATTGTGCCACCACCACGAGCCGTCAGTATGTTGCCACTTCTGCGATTTATAGACCATCGACTTTTTGATGTTCGGGTCTTGAGGATTGAACGTCCCGGCGTTGTCAGTAGCCTTTATCTGCGTAGGCTCAAAGGCTATCCAAACTCGATGAGGCTTTCCACCTGATATTTTCCCGCCAATGTGAGTCAGTCCGTCATACCCGAAAGACTTTATCATCTCGCTGACTCCATCATTTGAAATTAACGATGCGAGACCTCCCCACTGATCTGTCCCGTATTGGTTCGAGTTAATTAAAAATATATCGCTGTCTTTATCTTTAATTCCGATCATCGTTCCGGGCCCATACTCAGGCCCGGTTCTTGATCCAATTTCGTATTTGTACCCGTTGCCCTGTAAATGCTTCGCAATCAATTCATACATTTTTTTCTCTTGACCAAAACCATTATCAACATCGAACGGTTGTCTGATATTCAAATAACATTCATATATTTTATTTGATGTATCAACTCGTTCTGTTTTCAATTTGATTTCTTGTCGTTTTTTATCCCAATCATCACGGATACTTGTGTCCATGAGACTGTCATCCCTCGGATTTACAGCAGGCAACTGAAACATATACGCCACAATTGGGTCAACTCCTGAAACGTCAATGTTGTCCCCACTCTCGGCTATTTTCTCGTATGATTCTCCGTGTCCGTTTACCATTTCGAGCTTTTTAATTCCACCTTCATCAAGTATCTCTGCCGTTACTTCATCATCAGCATTATATAAACCTGTCTTGAATACATCAATATGCTCATTCAGAAAATCTTTTATTTTCTCAAGCTGTTCTTCGCTTATCGTAGTTTTGTATTTCGTTGATCTGCTTGTCGCATAACCCTCTGCAACATTTTTATCTTCTGTAAAATAAAAACCATGTCCATATAATCCCGGAGCTGTCCTCGATTTATCAAAGGCTTCAAATCCGCCCGTCGGTGTCCCGTGATATACAACCTTGACTCCCTGCGGCGTCTCGGCGTGCGTCATGTGTGCTGTCTCCTGCGGCTCTCCACTGCTTTTCTTGACAACCTTGCTGGCGTGAGCTGGGTCGCCCTCCCAGTCACCGAACCAGCTCTTGAAAGGCTGGCTCTTCACAAGCTGGGCCTTGTTGACGGCTGGTGCTTTCTGCTGTGCCGCTTCTCTCGGAGCTGACGGCTCGTCAGTGTGTGCCTGCCGAGACTTCGGTGCTGGAACCTCGACGATATTCCCTGTCTTGTCGTAATCGTGCCAGCCTGTCGAGCTTCTCTTCGCAGGCCACGCCTTCTCGACTGACTGATCGTCAGGCGGCAGATCGCCTTCTCCTTTCAAAAAGGCAATGTACTGGTCAAGTTCCCGTCTCGTTTGCTCAGGTACGAGAGTCTCGTCCATTTTTCTAAGAGTCTCTCGACTGATCTCATGAATATCTTCTGACATCTGCACCATCGTTTGCAGTTCTTTTTTGAGCTTCATAAAATAAATTCTCGGCCTGCCATCTCTCACATAGTCCCATCCGGGCGGAGCATACTGATCGTTCCACGGCTCTGTCTTGTAAATCTCGAACCCGTGCTCTTCGTATAGACTGGCCAACTTGTCTCCGATGCAATCAAGATGATTTCCTCCGTTGATGATCGCCGTGTTAATCAACTTTTTAATACGTCCCTTTCCTCCAGAAAAAACAGAGATGATGTCTCCATCGGGAGCGACCGCACATCCAGACTTTCCGTCGTCAGAAAGAAACGTCTTGACCTTCATGGCATCATACTCTTTCTCCGAGTAGGTAGTGAGCCACGGCTTCCATCGAACCGGAATATTTGTGTCACGACTATTTACAAACTTATTGAAATCCGAAAGATCATAATTGACAACCTCTTTGTCCAGAGGCTCGTTCTCTTTTTGCCTGGGCATGTACTCTGGTTTTTTGTTTTCTGCCGGAGGTCTGTTTTTCCCTGGGGCCTCCCCGGTATCCTTTCTGTCGTCTGTCGTTACCAGCTCCCAGTCCCCGCCGGGAGTCTTTCTGTGCTTCGTCCCATCCGACCATGTGTGAACCGTTCCCTGCGGAACTTCTTTCGCCTTCTCAACCATGATAGACTTCGCAACACCGATACACCTGAACATGAACTCACGAGTCGATATGCCGAGTATCTGAGCGGCGGCATAGTGATTAAAATTACTTTTGTTTATCAGTAGATTCTCGATCTGAGAATTGATGTGGTTGTCCCGTTCGATCTCTTTCAAGAGTAAGCGTTCGGTCTGAGACTTCAGGACACGAATACGATTTGCGAGCTGTGATTGATAGAGACTCTTGTACGAGAGCCCGGCTTCGGAAAGTGCAATCGCAAGTGCCTGGTCATAGTCGGTAACGACCTTGCCATTCGACTTCAATGTGCCAGCCTTGAACTCGCCCATGACACGGGCCATCTTATCGTCCTTCGCATCCTTGTTCACGACCTTCTTTTTTGTTATGACGGTGACGTGCTTTTTAGAGGCCATAGCCGATGTCCAGATATGTTTTCATGATAGCACCCTCTCTATTCTGTCTATCATCTGTTCAGGTGTGAGGCTATCGTCGCCCAACACATTCGTCATGATGTCGTCCTGCACTGTGTTATAAAACGACGAGAGATCAAGAACCAGCGGGCTTATGATCTCATCGAACTCTGACATTTTCAATTTGCGATCTTTTACGATAACTGGCATTTCAGCTCCTCGTGCAATCGTTCTGTTTGCAGTGCAGGCAGTCCTCGTCGCAAGGATACCCTGCAAGCACCGGGCTTAAAAAAATAATATCACGGGTGAATTGTTCATAGTTCAGATTTATTTTCTGATTCGTACCATCTCTCAAAAAGTGCGAATCGAGAACTCTCATGCTTCTGGGTCTTTCGGCCCTTCTGCTTCGAGTTTTTTCTTCTCGATCTCTGCGTCTATCTTGATGTTATATAGTTGATCTTCAGAGAACGAAACATACGCCCCAGGAATCCCTTCCAGCTCGACGAGATATACGATCGTCCCGCCTTTCTTGAATAGTATCTGCTCGACAATTCCTCGTCTGAGTGGTTGGGCCACTTCTGACACCGTATCGCCCAGTCCGTACTTCGTGGTAAAATCTGCCATGTTAAACCTCTCTTGTATATTGTGGATTAAGTTGATCTTGCCCTGGCTGTCCTTGTTGCTGTCCCTTCGCTCCTGCTGGCTTATCAAACTCTTCGCCGTCAAACGGGTCTTTGTTCAAGTCCTCAGCTCTGATCTCGTTTACCGATACAACGCCTGAGCTGATCTTACGTTGAATTAAGTTCCATTCTTTCTCCTCGTTTTTCTGTGCCTCAAACTCCAGCTTATAACCATAACCGAACCGATAGGGCACGATGTCGTATGTCCAAAGTGATTCGAGTTGCTGAAGTATCGGCAGAATCGCCCGGCTGTGCATGATCTCCTCTTGAGACTCCGCTGTCGATCGACCGCTCGTCGTGTCTGAACCTGATAGATTCATTTCCATGTTTGTCGCTCCGAACACGAGAGCGACTTCTTCCCTGATTTTGTCCTGCCGGGTCATCTGCATCTCCATCGTATTCTCACGAGATAGGTCAACGACCTCGATCGTGTTCCCTGAGTACGTGGCGATCGCATTTTTTCTCGGCGTGCTCATCTTCTGCTCGATTCTCTGCATCTCATCTGAATTGATCGGCACTCTCATATCGTCAGCGTCCATTCTGCCGAACGGAAAGTTATCAGCTATGACAACCATCTTTTCGGGTGGCTTCGTGCCATCTGCCTGCTCCGCCATGAGTTTATCGAACATGAGACTCTCTGCGGTTTTGTTAATGAGGGCTTCGAGCGGAATCAGACCGTAGGCTCTGGCTGAGGTAGGGATATAACAAGAGTAGGACAGCTCGTCGCCGTAATATATCTTAGGCTCGTATCCGGCCATGACCTGCACGTATGCGTTGAGTCCCCCAACGAATCGCTCCTTGAGGGGCATAATTGTTCCTCCGGGCAATATAAATACATTTTCTATTTTACCTCCGACTTTCTGTTTGTAGTGTGAGCATTGCCCATGAACCAGAAGATCGAATACGAATTGCTTCGTGTGATTCTCCCATGTCTCTTTGCTGTTGGGCCGCAAGCACCAGTCCTGAACCCTTTCAGCAACGTCCATCTTCGCAGACTTGATTCTCTTTCCCCAACGCCAGATACAGCCTTTGAAGTTCGAGCCGTCAGGGAGCAGATCGGGAAGCTCGACCGAGAGCTTCTGATACAGGCGGTTGCGGGCGACCATGAATTTTAAGTCCTCAGAACCCTCGAACTCTCTGAACATCGAGTAAAACATCTTCATCTTATCTGCGGTCTTGTCTTCGTCGTTTTTCATCGGTATGATTTTGAATGGTATGCCTGAAATGCGGTTCATGCGATTGACGACGACGGCGTGCACTGGTGCACACAACCTTGTAATGCCAAGCCGCTCGTCAATGGAGAGATAGAATAACGCCTGCTCATACGTTCCGGTCATCAACTCCCCGGTGCGTGTACGTCCTGTGATTGCTTGTACTTGTGATAGAGTATAGACTGAGTAGCCACGCTTGAGAGCATCGCCCTGGCCCAGCGTGAAGCGTCCTGGGAGGTCTGGATAGAGTGTCTCGTAAGTGTTTGCGATCGCCTTCTGAATCTCACGTCCGTAAGCATCTAACATGGCAAGCCTCTCAATATATAGTTAAATTATAGCACTCTAACATCTATTTGTCAATGATTTTCTTTATGCCGCACGCTTCATGGCCTGAATGAATCCGCCCAGAGAATCCGGTGCGTCGTTACGCTTCGCATACTCGCTGTATTTCACGATCTGCGTCACGTACTCACGGGTATCAGGGTCAACAAGCAGACCGTTGTTGAAATAAATACTGTTCCAGTTCTTCTTCGCATAGTGCACAATTCTGAAGTGCTTATTCTTATACTGCTGAACGCCTCTCACGACCAGTCCTCGCTTTTCCATCTCGTAGCCGACGGCAACCTGGGCGGCGTTGTACTCGATATTGAGCACTCTGACGTTGTAGCCCTTGCAGTAGAACTCGACTCTATCATACGTCTTGTCGATCTGTCCGTACCAAGCGTAGCCTGCCGCAACGTAATACTTCCCGCCACTGAACCCACCGATCGTCAGTGCGTTTGAATCCTCTCCTCCGAACGCTGGGTCGAGATATGCCACGAGCACCAGGTCGTCCGGAACGTCAATGTATTTGATGTCAGGGAATATCCGCTCGGTAACGTCGATCGGGTTTTGTTGATAGAGAGCCTCCCAAATCTTGAGAGTCGTCCCGCTTTTTATCGACATGAGTTCTTCGAGTGAGTATCGTTCAGGCCAGAGCGGTTGATTATTCTCATCTACTGCCGGAAGCGTAAGCACGTCCCAGATACCAGGCTCGTGCATGAGAAGTTTGCCCGTCAGGTCGTCCTCACCCCACCGAGTCTGAATTATTACTATGGCGGCGTTCGGGTGCAACCGTGTCCTGAGTGTCGAGCAATACCAGTCCCAAATCTTCTCTTGAATCGTGGTTGACATCGCCTCTTCCCAGTTCTTCACCGGGTCATCAATGATCGCAAGGTCAGCTCCCCTGCCAGTGATCGCACCGCCAACGCCAGCACCCACGCCCACGCCTCCTTGCACTGTCTCCCAGCGGTTAGCGGCTTTAATGTCGTCCTTGAGCTGAACGTCAAAAACCCGCTGGTATAGCGGGTCTTGAACTATATTACGAATCCACCGGGTAAAGTCGATGGCAAGCGTATCTGCGTAGGATGTTATTATAATCTGCGAGCTGGGCCTGTTGCCGAGGAACCATGAAGGAAATAGTTTCGAGGCAAGCCAACTCTTGCCGTGTCGTGGCGGCTCGTTGATTATCAGCCGCTTTATCTTTCCATCATACACCTGCTGGAGCTTCTCTGCAATCTGCTTGATGTGTTTCGGTGTCTGGAACTCTGGATTGATAACTTTTGCGTAAGTGAGAAGATCGAGCCTGCTCGCCTGAACCAGAAATAGACGACGTGCGGCTTCCATCTGTTCGTTACTCAACGCCTGCAAGCATCCTCCCGATCTTGATAATCTCTTCTGCCGACTGCCCGCCCAGTAGCGTCATGATGTCCCGATCTTCGCCTTCCTTCCCGACGAATCGGTGAGACTCGATCGGCTTACCATACGCCCTGTCCTCGTAATTCTTAATGAGTCGCTCATCACAGGTAAGGTACGAGTTCAATATAACTCGCTCGCCCAGTGTAATGTCGGGGGCCTTGAACCGCCTTTCTGCTTCGGCGAGAGTATAACCCCGGATTCTCACAACGTCGCCCACCAGTTTATCGTAGCTGTCATGGAGAGCCGATCTGATCTCAGCCGGGAGCTTCTTGCGACCACCAGTGCTCACATGCCCCGGCTTGAACTGTCCTGAATGTCGTTGTCCCTTTTTAAGTGGCATCTCAATTCTCTCTCAATTCTATGTAACCAAGTTATACACTTTATTTGTTTATGTCAAGAACATTTTCTGTTGCTCTCCGTCCTTTCTGCATTTGAAAGTATCTCTGTCCACGGGTTTCTCTTTCACCCATCGGTTAAAATCGGCTAAAGTTTTCTGTGCCTTATACTCTTTTTTGCACCACGCAGGCAGGGTACATTTTTGCCACAATCGTATAATCGTCTCGTCGTGCTTTATGACTTTCTCAAAGTCCCTGTACTTCATCACGAACGGGTCAAACCCCAGTTGCTTGACAATGAACACCTTCTCGATGTCCTGATCTATCGTATTTTTAAATCCGACAAGCACATATACGGATACGTTCGCATCGGGTATCTTCGCCTGCTTTAATAGCTGGGCCTTCTCGATAAACAGGTCTTTGTCCTTGATGTCGTCCAGACTGAATCGCCACTGCTTGACAGGCCGCATCCGCTTGAGCAGGGCGGCTCTCTCCGGGGTCAGCAGGCGTATGTCCATCCCCTGATTGAAGTCGGCCCGCACCTTCTCTCGTATCAGTTGCTCGGCAATCGTCTCGAAGTGTCCCCGTGCGGCGAAGATGTTGTTGTCGATAAAAATAATGCCATCACTCCCCTTCATCCAGAACTCGTAAATGTCGGCATTTTTCTGTATGAGCCCTTCTTTTCTTGGAACAACACACCACGGACATTTACGAATACATCCACGGGTGGCAAATCCCACGGAATACGGGAAGTGAGGGTACAGCGAATAGTCCGGCATGATGTGTTCGATCTCCGGCGGAAGGCAGGTTCCGTAGTCCCGGTATCCAGTCCCCCCGGTAACGATCTTATCAGCCTGATAGCAATAGAGCGGGTCTTCAGTCCATGTAAATACCTTGCTCTTATAGATAACATCATAGTGCTCGAACATCGTCGCAAACTCAACACTGTCGCCCTGTCCCTTGTGCCACGCTGAGAGCTTCATCAGTGCAAGGTTCGGGAAATTTTTGCTGTCTACATCGAGTAATCCTATTTTCATTGCGTCTCCTTTTTGTAGCTCTTCATCGGCGGCGGCAGAACATGGCCAGCGAGATACGCCTGCTCCCTGAACGTCCGCTCGTCCCAGATATTCTCAGGCTTCATGTGTGCGTGAGACACGTTGCAACGAGAACATACCATCATCGAATTGAATCGAGCGTATATCAAATCCTTTCCGTAGTGCTGGATGTTCTTAGCTTTCTGAGCGAACTTCTCATGCCATTGAGTCGCCGGGCGTTGATGACAGTTCTCACATAAAGTCATAATGATCTGCGGCCTCAATCTGCGTTATCCTTGAACCGCTCGGCTCTGTTCTTTCTGACGACCTGATCGTCGAGCTTCTTTTTCCTCGACTCAAACATGCTTCTCAGCACGATCAACAACAACAGGGCGGCCGCACCGATCGCCACGATGTTGAGAAACCAGTCTGCGAATGTTCTCATGGGCTCTCCTATGCAAATGATAGTAGACCACTGCAAAGGGGATACACGTCGTCGAGGTTCCGCACGATCATGTATTCCCCCCCGTGAGTTTCGATCTCCTTCTGAAATTTTACTTGATTGTCGCTCTGCTTCGATGTTCTCACTGGCTTCTTGAACTCCATAAAGATAACTCGCCCATCTTTCAGCACGGTCACGTCTGAATATCCAGGATGAGAGCCGAGCGTCTGGAAGTTATTCATAACGTACCAGCCGTCGAGCTTCAGGAAGTCGAGCACCTGTCTCTTGATGTCCCGCTCTTTTATTTGCAGTGTCCCAGTAATCATGTCACAAATATACTTCCGTCCTCTCCAGAGATCAAGCATTTTATTATAGCTTGAACCCTCTCCCCTGTATCTCCTGTTCGAGAACACTCCAGCCTTCTGATTGAAAATTCTCTGCTATTTCGTCGCTATGTTTGTACCAGTAAGCATCATAATCGTAACCATGTTTAATACTGGTCTTGAGTCTGTTCATGTTAAAAACATGAAACAAAAGTCGAGCCTCCTCAATATCGTCAATCGTCAGCATGAGTATTATCGGGTCAGTGCTAAGACCACATTTTTTACCTTTGAGTTCCACCTTCATGTTCAGTCCCCTCCGACCCCTCCGCCACTGTCCCCGGAACTTGCTGAGCCGGAATCACTGCCTGAACTTGAGTCGCCTCCGCCAGAGTCGCCGCCTCCAAAATCTCCAGAGGCCCCCCCACCTGAGAACTCTCCGCCGCCGCCTTCAGCGTCAGGAGTGCTGATTGTCTCGGTCTCGCTCGACATCTCGCTCTCTGGTATCTGCGATGGGCTCACGGCCGGGCTCTCGTCCTCTTCTTCGTGCATTGCTTTCTTCGTGGGCTCTATTCTTTTGAACTGTCCGTTGATATAATGGCCCAGGGCAGGGATGCTCATTCCGAATTTATCTTTGAAAAGCACCCAGATTTTCTCACCTGTGTATCCATTATCCTTGAGTTTATAAAGCAGTTCCAGCCCTGTGCTCTCTCCGTGAAATGCAATCAGATCGGCCATTACTCTGACCGCACCGGGATTGCCCTCGCTCATCTCCACAATTAAATCTTGAATCTCGCCTGATTCTCTTTGCTCTTCCATTTTCCCTGTCCTCCTTTTTTATTTTATTAAGTAGTCGGTTGAACTTCGATCGGCTTCGGGAAAAATCCGTCGCACGATTCCAGCCACACCGGGTCAAAGTTATATGGCCAGTTGAACCAGCCTTTTTTTATCCCGGACTCAGCTCCAGTGACATGTGCCTTCCCATTCCCGCAAACAGAATGAGCACTGCCTTGAACCTTCAGAAAATAATGGCACTCGTAACAATTCGGTTTTCCATCCATCTCTCTCCTCCTTTTTTTTTATTCAAGTTTGTCTTTTATTTTGATATACTCTTCAATTCGTATCCCCAGCTCATGTGCCCAGCGAAGCAGAACTAAATCCTGCATATCTTCCGACACTCGCTCATGTATCGCTCTCGTGAGATCGAGGATACGATTCCTCTCAAAAAAGAATTTCGGCATAACGCCGAGAGGCGGCTTTTTATAATCCTCCGGTTTTCGTCCCATCTCCTTCCTCCAGTATCTCAAACTCGACCGACATCCCTGATATATCATTCAGGTTTATGCCGACAAGTGGCTCGGTCAAGTTCAAAATCAAAAGTGCATTGTAGTGCCCCACATCCGACATCACACCCTCTGGAACTTTTTGCACCATCATTGAATGAACTGTCGCTTTATACTTCATCTTTATTTCCTCCTCGTGTGATTCTGTTATGATACCCTCAATGTAAACATAACCGTCTTTTTTGACAACATTCGCAATACTAAAATCATCAACGACTGTCGTGACTCTTACTTTCATATTTTTCCTCATGGCCTCTTATTTCATCATCTTCGGGAACATGTGCCACGCCAGCCGCTTCATATCACGCACCCAACGATTGACGGTGTAAACGTCTGCGATCGTGTACTCAGCATTGAGCGAATAGTCCTTGCCTTCAAGTAGAATCGTATGCTTGACCACGATATCTCTCGAACTGTCCGCCCGTATATGCAAAACTGCCACCCATGCCGTCAAGCAGAGTATCCATACAAGGGACAAACCCATCGCCGCCAGAATTATTTTTGATATAGTGTCTCGTGTCATGCGTTATTCAGCCTTGCGAACTCGCCGTGCATCCTGACAGCCGCCCGATCATACGCTCTCGCCGCATCAACGGCATTATCGAAATGACCTAAAAAATAACGCCGCCCATTTCTACTTATTCTTGCTTTGAATTTTCCTGCTGATTTAAAAAAAGATACTCCTTTATATCCTGATGTGTTGTTTTTACTTTTCCCTCTGTTCCATAAATTTTCAGATAAAAAACTCTCCCTGAGATTACTCCTGCGATTATTCAAAGGGTCTCCGTCAATATGATCTCCATACGCTTTACTTTTTTCCCCAAGAATTTCTAAATGTAAATATACCGTTTTGTGTTTTTTACGGCCTTCTTCTATAAGATAATATCCTCGTCCGACGTAGTTTATATTAGCCGCTGTTTTTGTCCCAACAAAATACCATCTCCACTCCTGCACAATATTGAAATAAACTGTGGAATCAACCTTCACAACAAACTTCTCGCCATTTTTCTTTTTAATTAAAAAATGAATCTCATCATCATCCTGAAAAACTATTTCATTTGTTGGCCCCTTCTCACCTTTTTTCATTCAATCTCCTCCAGCTTCAGCCCGATCAACTTGTCAATACGATCTTTCTGTTTATCAAGCCGTGTATTTATTCGTTCGGCGTTCTCAAGACACGCACTGATCTCCTGCACGTTGATGGCGTTCCTGCTCATGGCAAAGGTGAGCTTCTCTTTTTCATTCTGCATGATCGCTTCAGTTCTCTCCTTGAGCACCAAACAAATATTCTGTATTGCCAGCTTCTCTGGGAACACGCTTTCGCATAGGCTCTGGGCATACTCGACGTTCTGACGCATAACCTTGATTCGCTCTTTATATTCCTTCACTCGTGACTCGTACTTATCGACGATCTCCTGTACTTCTTTTTTATGCCGAGATTCCTGATCGTTGAGAAGCTGTTTGTTCTCTCGTTCCAATTTCGATTGGAACTCAATCTTAGAGCGATAGTGTTCAATCCTTGTCTTGTTCTGGGCCCGCTGGTGCTGTATCTCTTTCAGCTCCAGGGCAGTTTTCACTTCCGTTTTGATTGCCTCGCCCACGTTGGAGTCCACCCATCTCATCAGTCTCCTTTTGAACCAATTCATTTTTTACCTCCACTCGACTTCCATAGAGTATCTTTAAATTTTTAGATAACGCTATATTCGCATCTGTCTCGATCATCGCCCTTGTCGATTGCGTTATAAAATTATCAATGGAAACTCTGCCAAGACCCTCGACTTCAAGCTCTACCGACGATGTTTCTGTCCCTGAAAAAGAGTTCCAAAAAACATGAGCACTTCTTATTTTCATTTCGCCTCCTTCATCTCTTTGAAATATTTCTTAGCCGCCTGTTCCAGCCGTTTCTTTTTCCCCTTTCTGTAATAATAACCCAGGGCAATTTCGTTATGCCGTTCACGATTATCTGCTATCCATTTTTTATGACGCTTCGTAATTTTATCCTTATGTTTTATGTATGATCTGCGAGAAGTGTCCCTTGAGCAAATCTTACATTGATTAGCCCTGACGTAAAATTCAGAAACAGGTTTAAATTCCTTACAATGTGAACAGCGTCGCTCGCTCATTATTATTCTTTCATCTCACTTTCTATGTCTAAATTCGTGCTCCCGCACTTCGGGCAGTGTGTCGTCTTGAGTCTCGACTTCCAAATCCACCAGCACCATTTACAGCAGTATGAATATATCCGGTACATCACTTCACCTGTTCTAAAATATATTTAGCTTGAGACACTGCCTGAGAGTACCCCAGTGGCATCGCCCAGCCGTCGGGAACGCTATTGACGAGAAGATGCACGGCCTCGATCAATTTTTTTATCTTCTGCTTGTCGTTCAGTATTTTCATTTCCCCGCCTCCATTGCTTTTACTGATATAACGTCCTGTATGCCAAAAAACTTCTTTACTTCTTCTGCATTGTAGTTGGCTCCTTGTATAACTGACGAACGAATCATCATAGAACAAATTTCAATTTTTTCCTCTGGTGTCATTTCCCCTCCATTGCTTTTACTGTGGATTGCCAGTTTATAAAATCTGCTCCCTCAAATCCTAAATCACTACCTTTGAAAACATTCTCTGCCGCC